TCTACTTTTGAGATCAACTAGCTCTATAGCGAATCCAATGTTGTCAGAGAATATCAATTTGAATCCTGTATTGTTTCCAAATTACCAACCTCTTATAGACTACAATGTTGATTTAGTTTCTTCTGCAACAAGATATGATTCTTCAAATCCAAATGTTATTACAAAGCTTGTTCCTCCACACTATTTCCTTGAAGGCCGAGCAGAAGAGGCTTTTGAAACAGTAGATGGTACTTTAGTTGATGCGTATACTGGTGAGAGTTTGCCTGGAACAGGAGAAACTGGACAAGCTCAATTATTACAATCAATATTGTTTATTTGGGCAAAGTTTTTTGATGAAATGAAAATAATGATTGACAACTTTGGAAAAACCTTACATGTCAATTACGATGGGAGAAATGCTGCAACAGATCAGCTTCTTCCAAAAATAGCAGAATATTACGGATTTTCCTTACCGAACTTATTCAACGGATCTTCTGTAGAACAATTTATAGACGCAGAAAATTTACAAAATGACTTTGGAAGCTCTTCATCTTCTTTGCAAAATGTTCAAAATCTAATTTGGAGAAGAATTCTTGTAAACTTAAAAGAGATAGTCAGATCGAAGGGGACTTTGCATAGCGTAAAGTCATTCATAAGGGCGATAGGAATAGACCCAGACTCTAACTTTAGAATCAGAGAATTCGGCGGTCCTACAAAAAGAAATCTTTCAAATCAAAGAGAGATAAGGACGGAGGTATCAACATTTCTTGATATGTCAGGAACTACATCTCTTATTAAGAGCCCTTTCTTGTCTGGGTCTAGAATTGAAGTGGGGTATCCTGAACCTAGTGGGACAATGCAAAGTAATGGTAGCCTTCATGGAATTTCTCCACTCGTCGGAGACGGCCTATTTACATCAGGCTCATGGACAATTGAGGGTATTTATAAGTTTCCCAAAAATAGAAGGGTTGGGGCAACAACTCAGAGTTTGGCAAGGCTGGTTGTTACAGGAACAACATCGGATTTTATTGGTGGAGAAATCCCGTACTTCAATATGCTTGCGATATCTGGTTCAGAAGAAGTTACGGTGTTTGCTCGTCCCTCTAGTGATCTTACTTCTGATTCAAATCTTTTACAGTTATCGCTTACTGGAGTTAATGTATTCGACGGAAATCAATGGAGTATTTCTGCTGGCCGCTTTAGAAATGATGATCCATCAGAGTATCTTGAGTCAGGTTTTGTAAAATCAGATGTAAGCTCCTCATTCTTCCTAAGGGCTGCGAGAGCGGATCGGGGAAGAATTGTAGAGGAATTTACAACTTCATCATTCTTTTTAGAGCACTCAAATAATGAAAGAAATGATGTTCAAGAAATATTGTCATCGACTATGAACCAGTTCGGTTCTCGATTAGTTATTGGAGAAGACACTTTTGATTCTGGATCAGGATTCTTGTACTTATCAGATACGGACATAGCTCCTGAAGCTGCACGGACAGTATCTTTTGAAGGAAAGGTCGGCCAAGTAAGGTTTTGGTCAAAAGGCTTATCTAAAAATGAGTGGAGAGAGCATGTTAGAAACTTTAAGTCTATTGGTGTAGAGGATCCTTTATCTAACTTCAATTTCGTAACAGATGCATCAGGGTCATTTGGTAGATTGAGGATCGACGCAGGAACAGATCAGGTTTTGACTGGATCTGATGCAAGCGGAAATATATTGGTGTTTGACTTTTCTCAAAATGACCTTCACTTAGTTGGGTCTGGGTTTGAGTCTACTAAGGACGTGATTAAGCCAGAAACATTTTATTTTGCGCATATTTCCCCCAAATTTGATGAAGCGTCAACAACAAATAAGGTTCGAGCACGAGGATATCAAAATTTTTCAATAGCAGAAAAGAACAACGCTACTTTTGGAACTGTTCACAAAATAGACGCTAATGAAATGCCTCAAGACGATACTAGATTTACAATCGATTTTAGTATAGTCGATGCCTTAGATCAGGACATGGTAAACATATTCTCCACTCTGGAGTCTTTAGACAATATTTTAGGAGATCCTGAACTTCAATTCTCCCCTGACTACCCTGGTCTAGAAAACCTTAGAGAAATCTATTTCAATAGACTGACGGGAAAGATTAATCTCAAGTCATTTTTCGAATTTTTCAAATGGTTTGATCGAAGTATTGGAACATTTATAGAAGCACTATTACCAAGAAAGACGAAATTTAGAGGTGTAAACTTCGTAATTGAAAGTCATATGCTTGAAAGGGCAAAGTATGAAAATCTGAATGTTGACCAATACCTAAATGCATCAGAAAGAAATACTCAAAAAGGTGCTATACTATTACAACAGATTGTAGGAGTAGTAAAGAAATACTAATATGTCTATCGAACCTTACATAGAAGCACCAGCAATAAGAGTAGTGGATCAACCTGTCTCAGGAGGTATTGATATTTCTTCGTTTGAAAGACTATCGCAAGGAGTATCTGTAAGGAGTAAGGTAAAAAGAAATGCTTCAATTCTCCCACAAATGGGAACAGGAGATCCTGACTTCTATTTAGAAAAAATAAGTTTCGATCAATCAAAGCCATTCGAAGAAGGTTCGTCATTCAGTGATCGAGAGAGAATCGTATCTGAAACTTACTTGCAAGACCCTACCCAATTTGGAGGATCTGAAATTTTAGTTGGAGACTTTTTGCCTATTGATGGTTCTCTTGAGCCATTAGAGATTCGAGGAATAGCTTCTTTTAAGAGTCAACCACCATACGAGAGATCGATCAAAGGCGCACTTATGGACGGAAACCTTGATAGATTTGGGAAGTCAGATGTAAAAAATTCTTTCTTTGAACTTATTCAAAATGATTCTTTTGATTATTTTTTAGATTCGGCAAATACCATTGTAAATATGTTTCTTCCTGGAGTTAGTGGAGACTCTGAAAGAACTGTCAACCCTTTTGATGATTCAAGTATTTATAACAAATTTTTAGTATCATCAGATAATACGGAAATAAATTCTGTAATATTGGCAATGACCGGAAGTTCAGATGATCACTTTTTGAGAGATCGTACAAAGTCTTCTACTTCAGGCTTTATATACTCTAACAGGGAAGGGACTGACTCACTCGCCTTTGGGGGTCTACTAAGATGACAAGTAATGTTTTTAAAGGCCTGCCACCTAGAGTGGACATCAGAATCAGGGATTCAATAACAGGATCTTATCCTACAATAGCGAGAACTGGAGACTCTAGAACTGGAGGGTTTGCTATATCGTTTGATGATTCCAAAACAGTTATATTTAGCAACTCTTCCCTCATTAATCTTCCAACACGACTGAATGTTAATTCTGAGGCTCTATCATCTGATTTAGAGACTGACATATCTGTCATAGGCAGAACGCTTAAGGGAGTGTCTGATCCATTTGTTGTATTTCCAGGAGGAGAAGAGCCACAAACTCCATTTTTTGAAGATAAAAAGCTCTATGAGCAAGGAAGAACTAGTGATTTTTATCTAACAGGTTCAACTGTAAAAGATACAACTTTAGGATTTCAGTCCAAACTAGTATCTAAAACAGCATTGAGATATTCTTTTCCGATAACAAGCAGCATCAAACTATCACCAAATACTTCTTCTATATACTATTACGATTTTGATCTAATGGCCTGGGAGAGGATAAGGCGAGATCTAGAAACAAGTCATCTTGATGGGTCAAGCGAAGGCATTTTGTCACTTGCTGGAAATGAAGAGTCAAAACTTTTTAATTATATGGGAACTATGATTTTGACAGGTGCATTGAATGGAGCTGGGCAATCTGGTATTGGTTCTAGGCCAAGCGAAGGCGGTCTTATTCGGGCACTAAATCCTGGCCCGAATGAAGTTTCAGGAGCCATGACTAGGCTGTCAAGCTACAAAGCAGAAGATAGAAACCTTTTTTCACCAGCAATCTCTCATCCGTTCTTGTTAGAAAAGGTCATTGTAGAATTTCCGATATCAACAGGTCCTGGTTGGATGGATGATAAAACTACTTTAGAGGCGGGCACGGGTGACGGATATTCTGCTGGTGGTCCATGTTTGACTTTTGCTATACAAAAACAATCAAAAGATAATCATAGAGAAGTTATATTGAGTGGAACAATAATCCCAGTTGGAGATAACTTTTCATCAGAATTCTCAACAAAAGGTTTTCACACAACACCACAAGGTTTTTTGTCTTTTGCAAACCCTCATGTTGTTATCTCAGGAACGAATAGTCAATATTCTGGAACCATTAAGATGGAGCTATCTCCACATGTATCAAATGGTGTTGTTAGTCTTGGTTTTGCAACAGCTTCAATAGATATTGGTCCAACATTCGGAGAGTCTCTTATTATAGCTAAAAATCCATTTGGAAGATCTATGGATGGATCGTCTTCTGGACGCTCTTATTTTGGAAAAGATTTTGTGTCACCAGGAAGTGTAGATCAGATTAAGTCACCACCTCGATACAGCTTTACCCCTTCCATAAAGATATACAATGTAGAACAAGGAGCGTATTCTCCATACCTTTTGTTACCTGGAGATGAGCTTTTATTTTCCATATCTAAATTTAGACCAGTTCATGATGGGGACTTTATTGAATTTCCGACAACTCAGAATATGGTTTTGACTGGTGCCCATGATGTAGACATGATTACAGGAACCATGAATGTTGTTTTTTATGGAAGTCAAATAAGGGAAGGGGTAGAGCATCATGATACGTTGAATCAACTTCTAACATCAGATGCTATTCACGAATCAATTCAGTCAAACATTCCTGCTGTCGATCAATTTGATGTTGAGGGAAGATCTTCTTTTGAAGGCTCTTATTTAGATCAGTATATAACTGGTAATCTTTCAGATTCCTCTAGGGGAATCTATGGAAGTACAATTCTTGGAACTACGCCTCAATTTAGCTCATCTTTGTTGAGAGGCGTAAATGTTCAGTCAAGTGAAAGATATTTTGATACCATGATGCCAAGACCAGACGAGATTTGGTCTAGAGATGGATTTAGTATATTAGATTTTAATGCTATTTTTGCAACCAATACTGTTGGAGTATTCGTTATGGGTTCAAGAAATGTGTCAGATCCGAGTTCTCCTGATACAGAGTATTACAATACAGAATGGATTCGCTCATACCCGTTTGAACCAAGGTATCAAGATATAAGCAGGACAGTTTCCCCACTCAATAGTGTTGTAAATGAAAATGGATATATTGTTTCTTCTGTTGCAATACTTAGATCAATTCCTACACAGAACTCTAAAGAGCAAGAGTTGTTATCTGACAATTTAGATTATGGAGTATCTAGTGAGTCTAAACTTCTAAAGTCAATATACGGAATAGGTATTGGTTCAAGTGGATCTGCCGAATTTTTACAAGAAGAATCGACACCAACAAGTTATAGATTTATGAGAAGAGTGTCTATTCGAGGCTGGAAATATGGAATTCTAAATGGGCTACCACAGAATAGTAGGGCTATATTTAGATATGATCATTTTGGGCACTTTAGAGACATGCTGGAGCAACGGCCATATTCTAAATATTATACAACGATGGACGAGAACAATAATATTGTTACACCCATAATAAGCACGTCACCAGTAAGTGTTAAATTTTCAGAAATTGATCCTGAGAGCACATTTAGTAGCAATGTATCAACAGAGGCAACGTCTTCGTTACCATACTTTGATGCAGACAAGGGAGATGCTGGGAGGAACAGGGGTCCTCTTCCTGACGTAGAAATTGTATTACCGTAAGTCTATTCTCAATACTTCGTCTTTGTAATCAATATTGCTATTATGCAGTATAATGGCATATAGAAGTATTTTCATGTTTCGAAAGTTTTTCTCAGACGATATTTAGTTCTACAGGTTTAGGGATGGCAGGTATTCTCAATAGCAAAAATCGTATCTTAGATACAATAATTACACGCGAAGGTCGTAGACAGATAGCTAGTGGGGATATTCGTATAAGGTTTGCATCATTTAGCGACAGAAGTACCTTTTATCAAGGAGATATCCTTAGTGGAACTGCTGATGCCAGTGAAAGACTGTTTTTTGAAGCGGCATCAGTTCCACAAGACAGGATTACATTTGAGGCAGATGACTCAGGAAAGCTAATGCCACTAGAGTCAGAAGGCGGATTGAATGTATTTGGTGGAAAAATAATCTCTGGATCTCAATCTGCTGGTACTAGAAAATTTGTAACATCTAGTAATGTCTTTTCGTCTCTATCAAATGACTTGTTGAGTGGTTCTTTAAATAACTTTGATAAGTTGAGAATTATTGGAAGTAATGACTTTTTCTCAGACGAGACAAATTTTAGAATATCTGAGACTCAATCAGTATTCACAATGACTGACGATCTTCCAATATCAGAATCAGAAATTCAGGCAATATCTGTAGATAAGGTAGATAGCCTATTTCAAGACAAGAGACTGTCCCATATTGACAATTTCAAATTCCTACCACCCAGAAATTCGCCTTCTTTAGATAACCCTAAGGGTTCTCAGATGGGTGAGTATCGTCCACTAAATCAGTTAGGAATCTTTACATTCGAAGATTTGATGGGCGATTTAGAGGGTTTAGAGTCTCAAACAGTTGAATTTACAGAAACCTCAAGAACAAACAATATTTTTGCTCAACTATTTGAAGTGTCTCCAAATAACATGTCTAAGCTAGATGTTATTGATTTTGGCTCATTTCCATTTGAAAGTGGAGATGCTCATGTTTTCTTCGCTGGAAAGGTGTATTTAGATAGTATGGGCAGACATACGTTTGTTAATCTATTTACTATGGTGTTTGAGTAGCAATGAAGTTCATTAAGCCAAAATTGTCATCTGATATTATCTCTATTGATAATGTGAACTTTGCTTCTTTAGCAAGGTATGGGAAAGGGTTATCTGTATACAACTTCTCATACACCATAGATACGGCTGCTGCCCTTAAGAAGAATGCATTTTCAGTTAAAATCTACATTACTCCAAAAGATCTTCCAAAACCACAATCAATCTTTACTCTAAACTCAGTAAGTCAAAATCCATCGCCTTTAGCTATTGTTTCAAACATTCTTCAGATAAGTTCCGTAAAAAAAGATACGAAGAATAATAACTTAAATTTAGCAATTCAGCCACAAATAAGCGATTTTACAACGAGTATTTCAAATTCAAGTCTTCTAGCGCCAACAAAAAAGACTACATTCAATTTGATGCCAATTCAAGCGATATCTCAACAAAGTGCTCCTGAACCGATTCTTCAACAAACAATATTTAAAGCTCAGCCCACAAGTAAGACAGTTCAGTCCCTAAGCTTGTCATCAATCATCAAAGACAAGATAGATCCCGGTGAAATAACCACAAATTTTAGCACTTCTTATACTAATAGCTTTAAGGGGGTCTCGACAATAAAAGCTTTATCTCCACTAAAGGCGATCAATCAAATAGCTTATAAGACTCTTACTAGTTTTAATCCATCAAATACAATGGATAAGGGTTTGCAAATTTCAACAGTTATTCCTATTGTGGTGAAAAACTTTAACACAATAGAAACGATTGGTAAAACTATGTCGTTTCAACCAAATTTTCTAAATGGACTGGGAGAGTTTCAGGTTCACTTTGAACTTATTGGAGAAAATGGGATTGTTTTACAAAAGATTTCTAAAAAAGTTGATCACGCCCAGAATTTAAAAATTATTCAAACTCCAACCATTCCACCAATTGTAAATGTTGTTAGTTTGAATAAGCCTGGAAAAAATCTTTTAGAAATAAGTCAAAAAGACAACAATGCTGTTTCTGTATCAATTTATAGAAAGGCGATCAAGAAAACGAAAAGGCTTGAGGGTGCAGAATATGTTTTTGTTTCTAAATTAGACTTAAAAAGGAGTGATGGGACAATTGTGTTTGAAGACTTAGTTGGAAATGCTAGTGATATAATATATCGAGTAATTCCATCTGGTGAAATAGATCAGATTGGAAGCGTCTACACAAATGTTGTTGCTCCATCTGTTAGGACAAAAGTTTCAACAAAACTTAGTAATCGACTTGTATATGCAGGAGTAATCGCTCAAGTTGCACAGCAGGGTGTTCAAGTAGAGGTTTTTAGCTTGCCGCCTGGAGTCTCTGCAATAAGGGTTCTCACAAGAGATAAGACAGTTTTTGAGAAAAAATTTAGAACTGTTCCATCTAAAGATTTAAATAAGTCAACTGTTCCAGTTTCTGACACTGAGACAACATATACCTTTTTAGACAAACTAGTTAAATCTGGTCATGTTTATGAGTATTGTTGTATTCTTCTTTTCGAAAATGGAGATGAAGAGTTGGCAACAGGTTGTGACTACATTGAATACACTCCATTTTCCGTAGGTATTGTTGATACTACGATGTCTTTGCCTAGAGTTCGAACAATAAATTCGGGTTTAGATGTTCAATTTAAGATAGTTTCCAATATTTCCAATAATGATTCGACAATACTTAAGGCTCTACTGGAAAAGCAAGGTCTTGCCTCTCTTTATCAAAAAGAATTAGAGAATGAAAAAGCAAATTTTGACAACTTAATAACTCATTCGATAAGAAGAGTAGATTTGTCAACAGGAGAAAGCGAGCATTTTGGAACTTTTTCTGGGGATGTATTTAGCGACGCAGCTAATCGAGAAGTAAATTCTGTTACCCCACTGAAGTCAGGTCGAACATATCGATACATCGTATCAGCTTTACTTCGCGCACCAAACTCTTTGTTTGAAAACACAACAGAAACAAAAGAGAACAGTGTTGGAATAAAGGTAGAGATCTTGCCTTTAAAGTTTCTACACCCAGTTACATTAAGTAAAGGAAATATAGTAACTCCAGAATCACTAAAGTCAAATCATAGCAAGGGAGCCTTTGAATTTGGAAATGTTGGGAATTTTGTAAGTCAGGATGTAACAGTAGAGATGTCTCAACCAAGAATATACAATGCAAAAGTTACTAGATTCAATGAGAGAATTACTGTATTAAGATGGAACGTTTCAGGGTCGAAAGACCTAATTGACCACTTCCTAATCATTACAGAAAGGTTCGGAGCAGAAGAAATTATTGGAAAAGCTCATACGAAATTTTCATCAAATGTTATTCAATTTTTAGATATGGAAACATCAAAAGAGCCTGGTTCATTCCGATATAAAATAATCCCAGTATATAAAACATATGAACATGGTCCAATGCTAATTTCTGACGAGGTGATTGTATAATGACTGGATTAAAATTAAACTTGTCCCCTATAAAGGTAGGGAACCTAAACATGCAGGCGGTTCAGTCGCAAGCAAATACTGAAAATGAAGAAACTCCCCCTATAGTTGTCGGAAAGTCCAGCATAGCAACAAATAATGGGTTTCCAATATTTCAGGCTCAAACTTTACCAAGCTCAAATAAGTTTACTCAAGTACAGTCAACTTTACCAAGCCTAAATACTGTTTTTCCCCTATCTCCATTTGGACTAAACAGCTTTCCTATTAGTCCATTAACATTATCTTTCAACCCAATAAAGCTTAAGGGGATTTCAAATCAAAGACCTGAGATTCTTTGTCTTACAGACTACAACTCTGTTTTCGCTGATGAGTCAGGGTTTTTGCTTAGCGATACAGGGGACTTTATAGGTATGTCTATTGCGTCAAGAGAGTTGCGGTTTGAGCACGTAAAGACCCTAATAGAGAGCCTTGAGGAAACAGAAGACGCTGACAAAATTCTTACAGCTATTGGAAAAGATTACTTAAGAGAGATAGACGGTGCAAGAAACTCTGTTTCTTTTATGACATCTATTTTTGAAAAGATAAAAAATCTAAAAAGATCTTTTGACATAAAGAAGGATGATTACCTTGTCAATAACAACTATGCTAATGAAATAGTTGTCTCAAAAAGATATAAGGACTTTTTAGTTGATGATTTTGGATTTTCAGAAAATGGATTTCTAAACTTTTCAAGTACAAAAGTATTTGGGCAATTCTTGTTTGACTCTAAAGGGGTCTTAGATCAGTATTCTCCATCTTTATTCGGAAAAGATAAGACTCCGAGCCCACAGATAGGTAATCTAAATTTTTCATTAGGACTACCTGGCGCGAATAACGTAACAAGAAACAATGATAGGGATTTCGGAAAATTTATAAATGAAGAAATAGATATTACTGATGGGAGTTTTCAATTTAATATAGAGTTGCTTAGAAATATAGACTTTTCTTTAGTTGGAACACCATTTGGTCAATTTTTAGACTTGTTACCAAGTGAAGCTGATGACAGAGTAAAGATGTTGATTGCGATACTCTCTAAGGAATTTAGAGTATCAAGAGGACTTGGGGATAGTAAGGTCACTGATATTATTTTAAACACATTCGGCGGCGATGACACAGGTAATCCATTTGAATTTATTTTTGGGCAACCTGGAAGTAAGATAACGGACCCTGTTATTGGAAGTAACTCACTATGTTCTCTTTTGCGATTTCAAGATTCGAAGAATCAGACCATCCTTCCATTTGAGAATGTTTACGTTCGAGACGAGAGTCAAAGATTGTATATACCAGGGTCACATGCGTTCGTAGACACTATTTTAGAAGGCGAAGAGCCATTCAGCCTTGATGCCCTATCAGCATATCAAAAAAGGTTTGAAAAGATTTCTAGCGATGCTGTGACGGTTGTTGAGAGTCTTTTGGACTTGAGTGCAACAAAAAGAAAATTAAAGCCACACCATTTGTTTGGAGAAATTGTTGAAGACATTATAGAGTGTAGTGAAAAGGTCTTAAGCAACCAAGCCCAGCAAACCTTTGTAGATCAAATTGTTTATCCTGGGAGTTGGGGTGAGATCGCTATTCTCAAAGCCGCAACGACAGATCGAGAGGTGAAACACTTACTATTCCAGTATATCTTAGCCCTTGGATTTATTGGAAAGCCTTCTTCGAAATTTGCAAACACAAGTGTTCCAAATTTCTTTAAGGAAATGTCCGAAAAGGAAATTGTAAAATATAAGGATTTGCCTGAAATTAAAAAGTCAAATTCACTAAACTCACAGGCGGCCTCACTAGGTTTGTTGGCTGCACTAGGTAATGAACAAGTTGACAATATTGATGTTTCAAACATATTTTCAGCTGACGATATTCAGAATGTAGACACAACAGATAGGGATGCTGGCTATACAGCTTTAGCCTTCATCTCCAAGTCTATCGTTGACAAAATTCGTGATAATAATCAAAATGCAAGTGTTACTGGGAATAGCTCTGTTCGAACATCAACATTGTTCACTCATCTTATAACTGGAAGAAAGCTTGTTATCTTAAATAGAATTGTTGATTTTATATCTTCTTTAGATGTTCAGGCTGGTGAGAAGATATATTTTGACGATGAAGGAAAGAGAACAAGGTTCAATCGGTTGAACAGGACGACTATTGCACTTATGGCATTTGAGGCTTATCTTGCTTTCGTTGAAAAGTATTTCGATGGAATATCTGAGCCTTCAATTAGTCCTGAAGGCGAAACTGGCAATGATAAGCTTTTCTTTTTGGGTAGTCCAATAAAGATACAGAATTTTATTAGAAGACTAAAAAAGGTTAGAAAGTCTGGACCTGTTGAGTCTGGAATTGGAGGGCTTGCGTTTGGAGATGATAGTTTTTATACCTCTATTTTTGACATTAAGAGAAAGTTAGAAGGTGAGGCAACTTTAACGCGACAGATAGTAAGTCGACTACAGCGAACAACAGAGAGGGTAAACTCTGCATATTCTGATGCGGCTGATTTTTTTCGAGTTGATGATGGTCCAAACGCAAGAAAGTTTGAAGAATTACTAGAAGGTGTTGACGGAAAAGAAAAGGTTTCGATGATCAATGAGGGTCAATTTATTTTAGCTAGAAAAGCACTAGACGATCTAGATACTGGTGAGGGGCTGTCAATGATAACGACAAGAACTCCAGGTAGAAGCTCGGGACTGTTTAGAGGAACGTCTGGCAATAAGGGAACAACTAGAAGAAGAAAAAAGATATTTAGAAGAAGCAAGAAAACTAAAAGAAGTCCTGTATTCTTAGACAGAAGCATTATTTCTGAAAATGAAAGAAAAATTATGAATTTGGTCTTCAACCTACCTCAGTACAGACCAAGTAAAAGCTCTAATTTAAAAATATTGTCAGTTGGAATACCTTCTGGTTTTTCGACAAATTTTGAAAATGAAATATCTGTCAACTCTGAAACATTCAACTCTATCGGAGAAAAGGAAAAAGATGTTATTTCAATAAATGTGTATAGAAAAAGTATTGAATTCGAAGAAATAGTATTCAAGCCTATTCCTTACATTTATGAATTGTCAAGATTCGTTTCTAGATCAAGCCTAAATAGTTTGGATGTTCAAAAGGGGTTCAACCCTGATGCGTTGTCTATACTTGGTGTAAACTTTATGAAAGACTTTTCAAGAAAGTCAAAAGGAAAGGGTGACAATTTTTCAAGCGTTCTTCTAAACCCAGATTATTCATTTCTGACTCAGGAACAAAAGTTTAAAATGGTATTTAATCATCTGACTAGTTACGTTCTTGAGCTTTATATAAAGTTGACAACTGGAATTTCTCTAGATGAGTCTGAATACCTCGTTAACGATGACTTACTTAATGGAATGATTGATTCTGAGTCTCAAAATAGATTCAAGACACTTATCGAAACATACGTTCAAGGAATAAGTGGGCAGGCTTTGACCATTGAACAGCTTAAGTCTTCAAGCCCACAGATTTCTGATCTTTTAGAAAAGATCGATACATTTAGGCTTAATACAAATTTTACTGAGCAGATTACTCCACCGACATTCCCAGGAGTAAGCAGATCAGCTTCTGTAGAGATTACGGAAGACTTAATAAATTTCATTAAGTTATATAGTCCAAAATCTTTATTGACAGGCGGAAAGTCACAGGCTGCAAGGATTGTGTCTCCAAAGATATTCGAAAGAATAATCAATATACCAGTTGATCCAGATCTTTTTGAGATCGATTTAGAAAAAACAGTGTCGACAGTATCAGGTGCGAGAATGTATGCTTTGTTGCAAAAAAGGAATCTTCTTTCATCACCAACAAAGATTAAAGAAAGAAATCTTAAAAACGATGTTCAGTTTGATCAATTTTTTGTTACTATATCTACTATAGTTGGAGGTGTAATCTAATGACGGTATCATACCCATCCAGGCCAGTTGTAGCAGTAGACACCCCAGAAGTTAGAAATTTTAACTTTGAATTCGTATACAAGTTCTTTACGCCTGATGAGAGAGTCAATGAAGAGGGTTCGGTGGCGCCTGACATATTAAAGAAAGGCTCCCTAAATTTTGACGCTGGATTTCTTGACAAGAATAACGATATCGCAAGATACGTAAAGATGTCTTGGACGCAAGTCTCTTTGGCTGGTGACTTCAGTATTGGAACTGAATTTTCAGCAAATCTATCTTCAAGAAATGAATTTATAAGAGTTAATCAAAATAAAATATATAGAGAAGAAGAGTTTTCAAATTCTGGATTTACTGGGATGGAGTTTCAAGATACAGGTCTAGATGGGAAAATGTACCTTCTTGCATCAGGGTCTTTAGCAAAGAGACTTAATTCAAAAAATATTCAAACGGCAAGAGCAATAAATGATCAGCTAGAATTTCTTGCAGATAGTATAGATACAAACAAGGTATCTTTATTGGATGCGGCAAAATACTTGGCAGGAGAAATCTCTTCAGAGGATCTTCCGAACCAAGCGATTATTGACTCCTTAACAGATCTAGGCTTGTCAGGTGCGAAGTTTTATGACAATGATCAGATCAAGGAAAGGATTGATAGTACGTTTGAAAAGCTTAAGAGAGTAAAGACAAGAATTAGGATAAATAATAAAATCCTAAATACTTCCTTGACTACTTCTGCAACAGATCCTTTAGGTATATTTTCAGATGAGATTGGTCCATTATTAGTAAAAGCATCAGAAATTCAAGGTGAGGAAATATCCAGGTCTAAACCTGAAAGTATACAGGAGTCGGAATTTGATATTGTTGTAGACCCCGTATATCAGAGAACTTCACCAAAAGACACATCGTTTTTACCAACAAGAAAACATATTGGATACATAATAGACAAATTTGAGAGAGCTGAAAACGGAACTCTTATAAAAAAATCTCCTATATTTATAGAGAACAGTAACACAACATCAGCATTTGACATAAAAATTGCTTATGGTTCTGTTTACGTTTATCAAATTCGAGCAATATATTTGTTAGAGTTTCAAACATTTTCAGATGATTCTGAAGATATGGTGGTATCTGCAATTATGGTATCTTCAGCTGCAAGTCCAAGATTAGTGGCTGAATGTGTAGAGACGGTTCCGCCCCCGCCACCACAGGATGTGGATATAATATGGGATTCAATAGAAAAGGCTCCTGTAGTGATGTGGAACTTCCCAGTAAATCGACAAAGAGACATAAAAAAGTTCCAAGTATTTAGGCGATCAAATATAAATGAGCCATTCTTCTTGCATAGAGAATTCGACTTTGATGACTCTGTTGAGCCAACAGATAGCCTAGAGAGAGTAAATATAAACCTTACTACAAGATTGAAGAGTCCTCAAAACTTTTGGATTGATAAAAGTTTCAAAAAAGATAGCTCTTATATCTATACGGTATGTAGCGTAGATGCTCATGGTTTGACCTCAAACTACGGAATTCAGTTTGAAGTCAAATTTGATAGATTTAAAAATAACATTGTAAAAAAGCTAATCTCTAATTCTGGTGCTCCAAAACCATATCCTAACATGTATTTAAATGCAGATGCATTTGTTGATACGATAAAGGACAGTAATCACACAAGGATGAAAATTTATTTTGATCCTGAGTATTTATCAGTAATAAGAGAAGGCTCTAAAGAAGAGCCATTTATTGGTACAAAGCAAAAAAACACAGTATATAAGATGCAATTTATAAATGTGGACTTTCAGCAAAGCGAAGTGCTTGATATAATCATCAATGATCTTAGAACAACTAAGACAAAGAGTCTTTTCAAGTCAAGCTTAGATAAAATTTCAAACTTTAAAGCATACATTAAAAAATAGGTAACATTATGGGATTCTTAGATCATACAACAAACAACATTATTTTAGACGCAGTTTTGACTGACGGTGGCCGTAGAGCCTTATCTCGCAATGACGGATCATTTTCGTTCGTAAAATTCGCTCTGGGAGATGATGAGGTAGACTATACAACAATTCAGAAATTCGGAAGAGTTGTTGGAAAAGAGAAGATTGAAAAGAATACTCCAGTATTTGAGGCTCTTACAAATCAAAACTTTGGACAGAAATTTCGAAATATAAGTGTGTCAAATCCGAATCTTGTAAGGTTGCCAATTCTAAGTTTGACTGGTGAGGGATTGACTGACAACATTGTCTCTTTAGGTGCAACTACAACAAAAACAGCTACCCTGACAACGACACAGACTATTCAGGACGAAGATAGTGTTGATGTAGAGCTAAGAGACCAGGGGTTTGAAATATCCCTAAATAATGACTTCTTACAACTCCAGGGACAGGTTCCTGACCTTATCGATGGAACCAAGGTAGCAACATATTTGGTTCGAAGAGACTCTATTGAAACATCTGTTGGGGGATCTCGTGTAACATTTACTCTTGAAGTTAGATCGATTAGTAGTTCTCAATTTACTGTGTTTGGAACTTCAAGTAACAAAAATTTAATTAGAACTTTCATTAAGGTAAGAGGGGTCCAGTCAGGGGCTGTGAAAGAGTTTGAGGTTCAAATTAACAAGAACAATTAATAAAGGACTATAATGGCCGTATATAAAGAATTAACCCCAAACGATATCACAACAGCAAGATCTTTTTTGAATCAACTTATTGATATCGTACAGCAAGATATCAGTGGAACCACTACAAGAAAGACTTATCAGCCCTTTGTGACAGGAGGAGTAGGTCCAGGTGTTACATCATCACTCTTTCAAACAGTTTATGATCAAGATCACACTTTAGCATCAGCAAATGCTGTTATGGACTTAACCGTAGGGTTATACTTTAGTGGTTCGACAGTTCAAGACATTAAGACTGGAGAAGATTCAGCTGGAAAGCTACTGTTTCCATCAACGTCCTTAATGATGAGAGAGAAGATTGACATATATCGTCAACATTCTCTTCTGCTATTAGGAGGTGTTACTTCTCAATTTTCAGCACCTTTTGGTTCGGAAACAACGGGCGACTTAATTAATGAAGCTTTTTTCATTGATTTCAAGAGACTTTTTGCAAGAGACGGAATTAAGAGAGAAACTTTTGCAATGAAGTTTTATCAAACATCTTCGAATAATGGAGTGGGTCCGTCAAGCTTTGTTACTGGAAATCTGGACAAGACAAGTAATTATGGAAGTGCTGTCTACACAGATGCAGGAGCGGCTTCAAACCAAGAGGTCTCATTTGGCGGAAAGGTCTCGAACATCGTAGATTCGTCCAATACAGATAGGACGGTTGGACTATTATTTAATGATCAGGGAATCGTTGTCTTAGATATGGCTAAGATAATTTCTGGATCAGAATTTGTAAGTGGAGTAATCGACGCAATGTCTCCTGCTCCTCTTGCAAATCAAAACAATGTAGTTGCAGGACAAACATTGATTGGGGATCAGGTCGCAGGAGGAAACCCAAATGCCAAGTTTATCCCAGACTTCTTGACAAGTGCGTCTATTGACAATATTGTTGATCATCTAGCTGGAGCACGATTCAGTTCAGGTACTCTATCAAGTATCGTATTTCAGAATCAGACAGTAATAAATAGTAGTCTAGTATTTTGTAGAGCTACTGCTGATGAATTCAATTATTCGTCAAACACAACCTTTATAGACTCAGATACTAGAATAGTTGTAATCGACGAAGGATTAGAGGATGTTCAACAGACATTTACATTTGTAACATCTGTAGGACTGTATGATGCAAGCAATAACTTGTTGGCCGTAGCAAAGTTGTCAAGACCAGTAGAGAAGAACCCCGAAAAGGATGTTGTATTCAGAATTCGACTTGACTACTAAAAAGTATGACTTTATATCGGATTACACCAGACGATCTAGAATCGTTTTCAATTGTAACGAATCCATCTAAGAGCTTTTCATCAAGCTCTTCTGGTGTTACAGGTGCAATTAAATTGTATGCAAGAAGATCCGATATAGAAAAAGAATTGTATTCTCTTGGGAATTCCGAAAGCCCAACATTCGATGACAAAAATATTGACTCACTATTAACTCAGATTAAGTTTGCTTCATCACAAGGTACTGAGATAAGACCTTCGCTGGAGTCTTATTTGGAATCTGTAAATAGTCAGTCAGTATCTGCAAGAAAAAATAAAGAATTAAAAATCTATAGAACGGAGCCATCTATAGATTTTTCTAAAAAATCTTTGCAAAAAAACCTAGTTCGAGACACTCTTTTTTCGTACTATAGACCATTTTATCCTGATGCTCATTGGGGGTATACAAATTATCATACCTTAAATTTTTTAACGTCATCAGGTTTGCCGTCTGATTCCGCAATTCTTTACCCGAATTCTTCATCTAATGACTCTAGACCCTATACATTAGATGGGGCATTTACTATTGAATTTTACATAAATCCAAGATATACAACAGATAGCCCAGGATTAGATTTTAAGGCTGGAACCTTAATTCACTTATCTTCTAGCTATGCAGTATCACTAGTTACAGGTTCGTCTAAAGATTCAAAAGGTCAAGCGGATGCTTATAGGATAATGTTGCAGCTAAGCCATAGTGCAGATATTCCACCATCTGAGGCTTTAGCTGGAGCATACCCTAATGATCTAATTTTCTTATCTCAAGATAACTCTCTAAAAAGAAATCACTGGCATCATGTAGCTATTCGTTGGGGAACAAGTGAAATAAATCAGGGTAGTGGGTCATTTATCATTGATTCATTTGAGTCAGCTGGGTTTGTTGTTCCGTCATCATCCATCTCTCCTGCTCCTTATGGGCTACCTCAAGCCGAGCCAGATGTTCTTTGTATCGGAAATTTTTACGAAGGATTCAATACGGGATCATCAGCTCAATCCTTGTTTTTCAATACAGAGCCTGCCACAAGAGATGGTCTAGCGAATCTTGCACCAAGCTTTGACCAACATGGACCAGACGAATTTTCATTCAATCATCCACTAAACGCAGAAGTTCATGACATCAGAATCTATAATAGATTTAGATTAGATGATAACATATTGAAAGATGCTTCATCTGGACCTGACACTTTAGAGAATTTAGTATTTTATCTTCCACCATTTTTCACAAAAGAAAGTCCTTTCAGAAGAGTCTACAATAATCAAGGAGGTGTTCTTCAAACACCATTTTTTGGAATAGACTCAACAACGGATGATCCCTTTAATGTTGCTATGTCATTTGGTGTTGGTGGACACTATATGAACCTTGAAAACTTTTTAAGGGACTTTTCACAAGGCAGCTACCCAAGACAGATGCAGTTGACAGGCACTCAGATAATTGAGACAGTTAATCCGCGTAGTGCAAATGAATTCATGTACAATACTGGAAGTATTCAAAAGAGGAATATTTCGATATTGCCCTGTGATAATGGTCTATTTGTTCCGAATTTTGACTTGCTAGTTTCTGGTGGTTATCAACTAAAGCCAAGTACAGATAGTGCTTTAGGAAAATTTGTAAATGATTTAGGAAGCCTAGATCTTTCTCACATCAATTTAAGTAATCTAATTCCAACATCTAGTTTAAGGCCTGGTTTGATATTTCAGTCTGGATCTATCTTTGACACTATTGTCGGAGCTACACCAGAAAACCCAGGTGTTGATCCTGGTGAAGTATTGACGATATTTCAGCGAACAAAAGACAATTCTTCGAATGAGGTGGTGTTTTTTGACATTAGCGACATTTATTATGGAAATCGGATTAATCCAAAAAGCTTTAAGGTAACAGATTCTTCGATAACAGGCTCAGGTGGAAAGGTTAGTATTACATTGAGGGATAATGGATATGGAAACATCTATCGAGCAGATTCGCTAACACCACACGCAGAATGGAATAGCGTTGGAAATATTTTTTATAATGAAGGAGTTGTTGTTATAAAGACCCCAAACATACCATTCTTTGGTAAAGAGCAGTACGAGATGAGCTTCCAGGGAGAAAACACAATTCATGTTTTGAAAGTAAGTGCAGAAGCTGCCTCGTCTCTAGTAAACTCTTCAAGTCACCCAAACTTTCTTAAGTTATCATCATCATTTGACGCAAATGAAACTGATCCAAATTTTGTCTACATTACAAATATCGACTTTTTAGATGAAAACCTAAATGTTGTTATGAAGACTAATTTGGGCCAACCCATCAAAAAGAGATCTGGAGACAAGATTCTTTTTAGGGTAAAGATGGATTTTTGATGATATTGTAAGATATTTATTATAATCAAGATGTCAAATATTAGAGAATACATAAAGTGCTTTTTGAGCGAAGACTTCAACAGGACACACCCCCTGTATTCTCACGGCCTATTGACCCACAACCCACAACAGATTGAGACAGAGTGTGAAGAGATAAGAAAAAGTAGTGGAAACGTATTTGAGTCTATGGAACTTTCTTACTTCGGCGTCTCTAGTGTTGGAAAAGTAAATGGTGGAGCTTGGACAAAGAGAAGTGATAAAAACTTCAATTTCGCCATAGCAACAACAGAAAACGCTCCAGACTTTATTTTTGAAGAATTAGTACAAGATTGCATAGAAGAATTTCTATATATAAAAAAGACAACTCCAGATATCAGGTTGATCATAGAAGATGAAGATGCGATAGACTTCCTTAAAGAAAGTTATGGAATAGAGATTCTGGAATAAAATATGGAAACATTTAGCCTAAAAGAATCATTAATGATAGAGTCTGAATCTAAGGATGTTGACTCTATTGACGGGCTTGCATTGTTTGTAGACTCAGGTCGTCATAGTAGTGACTACATTTTGTACGACCCTAGATACTATGCTTCTAAGATGAAAGAAGAAGTCTCTGATGCTCAAAGTGACTTTAAGAGCATTAAGTTCAAAACTGATAAGTTTGATAAGTTTAAGGACTATTATGCCTTTTCAAACGTTCAAGATGTATTTAATGACCCAAAAGGAATTCTTGGATATGCTTCTGTGAACAATGGTCGAGTTCTTGGACTTGTAGGCGGTTGTAATCGAGCAAATGAAATACGAAGAATTTCTTCAAAAGAAGGTTTCGGAAAAATCTTATTCAAAATATTGCTAGAGAATGAATCACCTATTATGCCGAATAGGGATAGCGTATCTATTGACTCCTATGATGAATTTTCTGAACTAAATAAGGATATGAGAATAGAGAAAGAGCCTTTTGATAATGAAAGATCTTTAAGGAAAAAGACCTCTGCTGACTGTAGCGTATATAAAGATACGATTGCAGACCAGTCTTATGAGGTAGAAGCTGGCAGAAATAGGATAACTAAAACCCTTACATCTAGGCATAAGCTATTTTTAGAGCAGATGAAAAACTTTTTTAAACGTAGTCAAGTAGATTATATCCAGTCAAGAGTTAAGGAATATGTAGCTGATGCAGGATATTTCTTTTTCAAAGAAGGTCATGGTTCTCCTGGTTGGTACGAAAATTTCGACGAAGAATAGTTTTCTTTATATTCCTAAAATGAATCATATAATGATTTATGATATTAGGACTAGACATAAGCACTTCCATTACTGGATATACGATTCTTGATTTAGATGGTGAGTTGATAGAAATAGGCCATATTGAGTTACGTAAAATAAAAGATGGTCTGTGGGCAAAGATCGATCGAATGAAAGAGTTCATCGATAGCTTTAAAGATAAAAAAATTACAAAAGTTTTTATTGAAGAGCCATTGTCCAAATTTACGCGAGGACAGTCAAGCGCATCAACAATTGGTCTTTTGCTTAGATTTAATGGAATTTGCTCTTATTTTGTTCATCAGAACTTAAGCTTAGATCCAATATATTTAAATCCAACATCTGCAAGAAGTCTTTGTGGTTTGAAAATTGTTTCTAAAAAGAAGTCTGGTGGACTATCTCATAAAGAGCAAGCATTTAGGCAAATTTCTTCTAGGGAGCCATTTTTGAATAAAGAATGGCCACTTAAAAGAACTGGTAGAATCAAAGACTATTGTTATGATGAGATTGATTCATACGTGGTTGCTTATGGCGGATTTAACTACAGAGAGCCGACTGAGATTAAGTCAAAAAGAAAAAAGAAAGCTGCAAAGGGTACAAAGAAGAAAAAGGTATCTAATTAGAGTTATGAGCTTACAATTCTATCATTGGAAAAAAGTAGAAGAATGGCTTACGCATCGTCTTCCTGAGTTCTCTGTCGAATACAAGAAGCATAGTAAGCTTCACAGGTTTGTTGGCAAGGTTGCATTCTTTATGAATTACATGACTTTGTTTACGGCTACCTATCCAGATTTGTGGATGCCAGATGTGTCAATAGAAAAACAAAGGATCCCTAATGTTTTGCAGCATGAAGCTGTTCACTTGATTGATCAGGCTACATTTTTCGATATATTTCCGAATGGAAGTAAGAAACTCAACTCTTTAATGTTTTACTTTCTTTACTTCATACCCCAGGTTTTTTCGGTACTTTCGATTTTGGCAATATTTAATATTTGGTGGATTTTATGTTTAGCATTTCTTGCACCACTCCCTTCTCCATTTAGAATGATTTCAGAACTAAGAGGTTACCGAAGAAGTAGAGAATTGGGAGTGGATTTAGACAAGATTGAAAAGAGCTTTACTACTGGAAAGTACTATTTCATGTGGCCATTTAAGCGACATATAAGAAAGCTATTAATGAAAGACTCTCCTTATAAGAAAGAGATGGACCTAATTTATGAAGATTAAAACACTTAGGGAAATTTTCGATCTTGAAAAAACAACATATTTGATGGGGATAGCCTATGAAACTATGGGTTATGAGGAAGATAATCCTGATGGATCTTCTACAAAAAAGGGGTGGATGGTTTCGTATCAGGAATCTGATGTCGATGAAATACGTTCATTTGCTGAAAAATTTATGATTGAACCAAGATCCTCTGAGGACTCAAGAATGAATTGGGATGGTGGAGATACGTTTATGACGGATGAGATGTCTGGCGAAGAGACTTTTTATACAATGCTTGTAAAAAACTTAGATGGTTCTGACCTCTCACGCGAAGAATTCTCTGCAATTAATCAAAGAATCGCTGCTGAAGAAGATGGTGATGAATTTTCTGTAAATACCGACTCGTTTTCGTTACAATACTAGCATGGGCGAAGTCCACGCTGGGGCTGACAAAATAGAGTTTCTAACTAGGGTATTTGGTCAAGTTGATGTTTTCACAAAGGGAAACGTCCAAACCAAGTGCCCTAAGTGTATCGAAGACCATCGGAAATTAGGAATTCCACTAAGAAAAAGAAAGCTTGCCATTAATATTCTTAAATCAGACATATTTCATTGTTGGTTTTGTGGATATAGGGGCCGACTTGTTCATGTTCTAAAAAAGTATTCTACTAGAGACCACCTCATTGAATATATAAAGCGATTTGCTGACATCGCTACACTCACAGTTGAGGACGATGGAACCCCTATAAAAAAGACTGTGAGCCTCCCTAGGGACTTCAAAATGCTTGCCACTCATAAGTGTGGGACAATTGTTGAACAAGCCCATAGATACGCTAAAGAAAGAGGGTTTACAGAGAGGGAGCTTTGGTATTTTAAGGTTGGAGTATCCGAGGAGAAAACTTGGAAACATAGGTTACTTTTTCCATCATTTGATAATAGTGGAAAAATAAATTATATTGTTGGTAGGTCTTGGCTTCCAAATGTAAGGTATTCATACTGGGATACTGAAATGAATAAGAAGAAGATTGTTTTCAATGAAATTAATATTGATTGGAGTAAAGAATTAACAGTGACAGAAGGTCCTATGGATCTGATAAAATGTAATGATAACTCAATTCCATTACTTGGTTCTGACCTGAGTCGTGACTCTTTTCTCTTCGCCCAGATTGTGAAAAATAAAACACCTATTTTGTTAGCAGTTGATCCAGATATGGCATATAAGAAAATGCCTAAAATTATTGATTCAATATTGAAAGCTGGAAATAAAATTAGGGTTCTAGACTATGGATCACACAAAGATGTTGGAGAGATGACAAGAGACGAGTTTTTCATAAGAAGGCAACGTGCAAAGCCTTGGAGTAGGGATACTCTCCTAACTCATAAGATTAGCTCAATCAGTAGCACATTTACGATATAAGGAAAAGCATATGAGATTTGCCCACTTCGGAGACGTTCATTTTCGCCCACTTGTAAGACACAGTGAATACAAGAAGATTTTTAAAGAGTTTTTTGATATGGCACCAAGCCTAAACTTGGATCACATTGTTATATCTGGAGATATTGTTCATGAAAAAACTCAAAGGATAACACCAGAAATCATTGACGTTCTTGTTTGGTGGTTTAAAGAGATGTCAAAGGTTTGTAAGGTTCATGTAATTTTAGGAAATCATGATGGAAATCTCAAGAATGAGAAGCGTCAAGATGCAATTTCTCCTATTCTGACAGCTATCAATAATAAGAACATATTCTTGTATAAAGATTCTGGAAATTATCCAATAGGTGACGACTACAATTTATGCGTATTTTCACCCTTTGATGAAGAGGGGTGGAAGGATGTAGGTCCAACAGAGGACTTGATAAATATTGCTTTGTTTCATGGCTCTGTTCAAGGAGCCATAACAGATATTGGACACGAATTAGATGGTGAAGTGGATCTAAAGTTCTTTGATAGGTTCGACTTTTCAATGCTTGGAGACATTCATCGACAACAATTCTTAGACACAGAAAAGAGAGTTGCTTACCCTGGCTCTACAATCCAGCAAGATTTTGGTGAATCAATAGACCGACATGGTTTTCTTGTCTGGGACATTAAGTCAAAAGATGACTTTACAGTTGTTCATCATGAACTTAAGAACATCTGCCCATTTGTGACAATCCATTGGAAAGGTGATCTAAAGTCAACAATCGAAGAATCACGTGAATACCCAGATAAGTCAAGGTTTAGAATTTATAACGAATACCAACTATCCCAGAAGGATGTAGTTTCAATAAATAATGAATTGAGAAAAGAAAAGCTTTCTGAAACAATCGTTTACAAATTCGAGAAAAAGAAGACTGGATCCGTAAAGAGTGAGATTACTGATGAATTTAGAAGAAACTTAAGAGATGCATCAAGTGTAGTCAAATTGTTGGTTGACTTTCTAGGGAAGGACACATTTTCTGATGAACAGTGGGATAAGGTGTCGGATATTGTAAAAAAATATACGAAGTCATTAAGTAGTGATGGCGCTGCTATGAAGGGAACTGTTTGGTCTCCTCACAAGATTGAATTTTCAAACCTGATGCAGTATGGAGAAGATAATTTAGTTAACTTTTCTAACTTAGATGGCATTGTTGGCATTTTTGGTCCGAATAGGCATGGTAAATCAACAATTGTTGCAGCTATTACATATGCCCTATTCGGAAAGCCAGATCGGGACATTAATCAAAATCATAACCATGGAATAGTAAACTTTAGAAAAGTTCAATGTTTTTGCAAGTTTTACTTTTCAATCTCTGGAACGAACTATCTTATACATAGAGTTACCTCTAGAGTAGAAAAGTCAGATGGGAGACCAGGCGCAAAAAGTGATGTTTGGTTTTACGAAATGGATTCTGATTGGAATGAGATCAGGTCTTTACATGACATCAAAGGAACTGAAACTGATAAGATTATTAGAAGTCTAGTTGGTACAATAGATGACTTTAAGTTGACCGCTCTTGCTCCACAGAGAAAAATGGAGTCCTTTATATCTGAAAAGTCAACAGATAGAAAGAGTCACCTATCAAGATTTAGGGATTTGCAACCACTACAGGAGCTTCATAATCAAGCCAAGTCCGACCTAAAGGACTCAAAGGCTGTTTTGAAATCGCTAACACCTATTGATTGGGAGACCTCTATTGAAAAGCTGGAGAAAGAGAAGGAAAGTCTATCAATCAAGATTTGTGAAGAGGATAAGCTTTTAGACATATTGAGAGATTCCTTGCAAGAGAAGATAAAGGAGCTTTCTGGAAAGGGAGATAGTAAAGAAGTAATCAGCAAAGAAGAGGTATTGGAACAAGAAGAGATTATCAAGACTATTGAGGAGTCTATAGACAAAGCCAACAGTGACATATTAGATACAAAAGTTTCTAAGAAAAAAATAACAAAAGAACTTGAGTCACTTATCGAAGAGAAGAGTTCTATCCCAATTGATAAGATAAAAAAGAAGTTAGAAAAGAAAATCGTCTTAGAAAAAAAGATGGGAGAACTTAAGGAGAAGCTAAAGTCTGAGATTAGGTTTCTTGAAGGAAAAGAGAAGACTGTATCAAAGTTGAATGTTGTTCCATGTGGAGATCAATTTCCAAAATGTCACTACATCAAAGATGCCCATGAAGAGAGTCATAACATAAAGCCACAAAAAGAACTTATATCATCTATTGAAAAGGATCTTCAAAGATGTGAGATGCTAATTGTTGATGATGATTATAAAAACAAGGTAAAAGAGTATGAAGACTTAGACGGTCGTGAAATCTCATGCATAAAGAAACTGTCAGCAATAAACCTAGAAAAAATAGAAAATAGGTTAGAGATAGCTGAAAAGAAACTTTCTATTGAGAAAGAGAGGCTAAAATACTTAAGAGAAAACGTCACAGATGAAGAGGTTGGAAATGAGATTTCTTCACTAAGAACAAAGGTGACTACCATCAAGAAAGAAATAATTGATCTTGATTCTAAAAAAATGTCTTATGCGATGAGGATTGGACAAATTGATTCTGAAGTTGCCAACCATAAAGAAGAGTGGGGAAAGTTTGGAGAAATCAATGAAACATTCCAGATACATGAGCAATTATCAATTGCATTCGGAAAAAAGGGAATACCTAATCACATTATTCGAAAAGATCTTCCTCGTGTAAATAATGAAATAAAGGAAGTTTTACGAGGAGTGTTTACGTTTGAGATCGAGCTTGAGGTCGAAGAAGAGTCTGATAAGTTAGAGATATATATTGACTATGGTGACTCAAGGAGGCCTATTGAGTTAGGTAGTGGAATGGAGCAATGTGTAGCCTCAATGGCTATACGAGTTGGTTTGCTAAATGCCTCAAACTTACCTAAGCCAAACATTCTCATTCTTGATGAGCCATTCAACCAAATTGATGAAGGGCTAACCGATGACGTAATAAGGATGATCGAGTCTCTAAAGAAATGGTTTAAGTCAATCTATATCATTAGTCATAAGGAGTCTGTTAAGGATATGGCTGATTACTTGTTGGACATTCAGAAGAAAGGCAAGGATTCTTATATCTACCTTGAATAGTTATAGATATGGATAATAACAGCATCAAAGAGCTATACAATGAAGGGATATTCGACTGGATATTTGGAGGCAAGAAGAAAAAAACAGCTTTTATTTCCAACTATGTTGACCAGCTTATGAGTCTCTATAGGGAGCTGGATAAGGTAAAAGAAGACTATCCTCAAAAGTCTAGAAGAATTAGAGGTAATCTTAGAGCAGCTATGACCGACCTTCAAGACCTTAAGGTTTCAATTGAGCATGGAGTTACAGAGAAACAGAGTTTTATTTCTGACAAAGATTAGATAAGATCCCAGTATGAACTGGGAAAAGATACCAAATGGAAAAATCCAGCGCCAAGCCGCTGGATTTTTTGTTATTAAGCCTGAAAATTTCAGAAGTCCTATACCTCTATTTTGTTTAGTTTGTTCCAATCAAATGAAAAACGTAATAGATTCCAATAGTCACAGAAAGTATGAGGCATGTTTTGAGTGTGTAACAAAGTATGCAGAGCCAAATCGTGAAAAGTGGGAAAAAGGGTGGAGACCAGACCTTTCTAAGGTGGCTTCATAGTTATTATAAAGCGGGAACCTTATGAATTTAGAAGAATATAGAGCACTAGGTGCTGTTATCGATACAACTTGGGGAAGATCTTCAACAAACAATAAGTTTGGACCAACATCTTCTGTCAAAATTTCACTATTAAACCATGAAACAATGGTTATATCTTATACTTGCCTTATCAACTTTGGTCAGGCTCACGAGAGAGAAAGGGAGATGAGACAAAGGAACTCTGATTCTGGTTCTTATCTGGATGCTGTAATAAAGCGTGTAAAAGATGACTTTAAGGCAGCTGCTGGTAGAACTTTAAAGGTTGAGCAAGTTGGTGACGAAGAGGATTGGGAACTCTTAAATTTGGGACAGTATTCTGGGAGAAAAGATGCTTACTATAAGAGAAAGATTATTCTAACAATAGAGTAGAGGGGTGAGCTAGTAATGGCGACTAAATCAATAATATCTCGCCATACGCAAGAGGTTTTGAAGTGTGGCTCTGACCCCTCTTATTTCTTCAACAACTATTGTAGAATTCAACACCCGACTAGGGGGAACATACCATTTGAAACTTATCCGTTTCAAGATGATGCAGTAAAGCAATTCTTGGATCATAAGTTCAATATTGTTCTAAAGGCAAGGCAGCTAGGACTATCAACTGTTACTGCTGCATACGCAGTTTGGATGATTCTTTTTTGTCCAAACAGTAACATCCTTGTTATTGCTACAAATCTTAGAACTGCTAAAAACTTTATTAAGAAATGTAAATTTATAATTAAGAACCTTCCAGAATGGTTGATTTTGTGCGATATTAGTTCAGAGACCGTCCAATCTATTGAGACTAGTTCTAGAAGTGGAGACTCTACTCTTAAGGCAGTTCCAACCTCACCAGATGCTGGTCGTTCAGAAGCATTGTCTCTCCTAATCGTTGATGAGGCTGCTTTCGTAAAGGACTTTGACGATCTTTGGAAGGGTCTTTATCCGACACTTTCTATGGGTGGTCGCGCAATTTTACTATCAACACCAAATGGTACAGGAAATAAGTTTCACGAAATATATACAAAAGCTCGTCTAAATGACAATGAGTTTAATGACATATGCCTTCCGTGGACAGTACACCCAGAACATGATGATAAGTGGTTTGCAGAGCAGACCAGACAGCTTAGTCGAAAAGAAATTGCACAAGAGCACGAATGTGACTTCATTGCTTCTGGTGACACATATCTTGACGTAGAAGTATTAGAAAAAATAAGAAAGATAGTCAAGCCACCCATAAGAAGGCTTGGGCAAGATCGAATGTTGTGGATTTGGGCGGATCCAAAACCACAAAAAAAATACATCTTATCAGCCGATACAGCCAGAGGAGATGGCAAAGACTATTCTGCTTTCATTATTATCGATAGTGAAACAGGGGATCAGGTTGCAGAATATAAGGGTAGATTACCACCTGATAGATTTGCAGAAATGATAAACGAGGTAGGATTGAGGTACAATAGGGCGCTCGTATGTCCAGAAAATAATAGTGTTGGATACGCGACAATTCAAAAGCTGTGTGATCTAAAGTATCCAAGAATTTACAACAACAAGCAAAAAACATTAGATATTTGGGGCTCTATGCTGTCAAAAGCTGATGATCTAATAAAACCATCTGGTGATTTGGGAATCTTTACATCAGGACAAAAAAGAAATGTCATGCTTACAAAAATGGAGGAGTTGCTAAGAAACGTTTCTATCAACATCTATTCCGAAAGAACTTATGCTGAGCTTAGAACATTTGTTTGGCTTGCTAGCAATAAGGTAGCAGCACAGAAGGGTAACAACGATGACTTAGTTATAACATTAGCTATTGGTTCTTGGCTATTAGACACCGTTGATTCTAGTACATTTTCAGAAGAAGATGGAAAATCCCTTATATCCGCTATAACCCAGGATTCTGTAAAATTAGATGAAATAATATCTCCTACAAAGCAGGAAGATTACAGCATATTTATGCCAATCGCTGGAGCAGGCTCAAATAGCTTTAGCGTAAAGAAAAAACAGCCTGCTCAAGCTCTATCTAAACATTGGGCTTGGCTTATTTCATGAAGGATATGTACGAATATAAACTCTTTACCGTAGCAGTTGAAGACTTTATGGACTTTTTATTTAAGAAAAGAGCCTGGAGACTTCTTGATGAAAAGCTGTCCTATTATAAGAACAAGGGGTGGAAAGGTTTCAATATCGTAAAAATAAGTCAGTGGGAAAGACTTGCATATGAAATGTACACCGAATCTAATGATATTTCACTAAAGTCCATAAAGGTCTTTGCCCATAGCTTATCAACCTCTGAGTTTTTAAAATTAGAAACCTGGATTAAGACAAGTAAGCACTCACTAGATGCTTGGAAGAAATCTTCTATAAGCATCGAGGATTCTGAAAAAATCATTCAAGCAAGACTGATTCATCTAGCCTATATGGCGATCGCAGCAAAGCCCATAAGTATTGGAAATATAATGGCTAAAGAGGAATAGCGTTTAGCTAAATACTTATCAGTATGATTTGTCTTCAAGAGAGTCGGTTAAGAGAACTGATTCGAGAGATGTATTTGGGCTCATTACTAGAGAGTGTGGACCATAATAGGAATATTACAAGCCTAATTCTTCAACTAAAAGACTCATTAATGAAGAAAAATCTTGTTTGTAGTACTCAATACATAAAGCCAACACCAGAGAAGAATCATAGAGATTATGGTTATTGTCGAATAAGAATCGATACAAACACAGGTAGGGGAAAATCAATGACCCCTAAAGCTATAGCAAAATCTGTTTGGAATATTTGTTCTAAAATAAATCTAAGCAAATATTTTACGATGGAAGACACTGGCCATGATGGTCGATATTGTGAAGTCGGACTGTCTTTAAAACCAAAATATGTCGAAAAGTATCTTATTTCCTAATATGTTCAACATTCTATAAAATAATAATATACTTTCAGAAAGCAACTATCACATAATATAGGAGCACAAACAATGGCAACAAAACGACAGAATCTATTCTCAAAACTTACCAGACTCTTTAGAGCTGGTCCCGTAGTAAAACGAAAAATCAAAGGTGTTCACACCGGAAATATCAAGTCATCTGCCCTAGATGTATTTCGAAAATCAACCGCAACCGTCTATGGCAATAGCCTAAACGCTTATGGTCAGTACGATAGACTCTCACGTTATGCGGATTTTTGTTTGAGTGGTGATACAAAGGTTCCAACGAACACACCACAAGGGTGGATGACGATCGAGGAAATGGCTGCTCGTCATAGTAGGGGAGAGAAAATTTATGTGTTTTCATATGATCGGAATACGGACTCTACTGTATGTTCCCCTATATCAAATGCATGGATGACTAAGGTGGAAGAGATTATTGAGGTTGAATTTGACAAAGGCTTAAAGTTAAAATGTACCAAAAATCACCCAATCATGTTGAGAGATGGTTCTTATTGTAGAGCTGACGAGCTATCAGCTGGTATGGCTGTAATGCCATTTTATAGGAAAAAATTTAATAAAACACAAAAAAATCCTTACAGATACATCTATTCATTCAGTCGTGGATGGAAACCAGAGCATATTTTGGTCGCAGAATTAAAAACTGGATTGACTTTAAATAAATCAACAGGACTTCATGTTCATCATGAAAACTTTATAGCTGAAGATAATGCTTTAGACAATCTTTCTGTGATGACGGAAAAAGATCATTTGTCGTTACATGCAAAAATAAACAACAAAAGATTTGATGATCCGAAAGCTAGAGAATATATGTCTAAAGTTATGCTCTCTAGATGGTCTGATGGTGGAGATCTTAGAGAAAATCTAGATGAGTCAACTAAAAAGAGGTTGAGCCACCCTAAGTGGGGAGATTGTGTTGATCGACTTATTGACTACAACAAGACTGTTAAACCAGGAAAATTTAATGCAGGAAGAACAGATCAAAAAGGTTCTGACAATGCCAACGCAGATAAAAGCCTAACAGCACAATCTGTATATAATGCTTATGAGTGTGGAATGACATTGGGATCCCTTAGTAAGAAACTCAATACTAGTAAATTTAAAGTACTAAATAGGGTAAAATGGGCAGGATATGAAAGTTTTGATAGTTTTATAGAAAATTATGAAAATCATAAAGTAGTTGCTATACATGAATTGGGTATAAAAGTTCCAGTGTACGATCTGACTGTTCCGAATTATCACAATTTTGCTGTATGTGATGAAAATAGTTCAGGAATTTGTTTTGTACATAATTCAGAGATGGAATACTGTATTCATGGAGATACGAATATTGATACAGTAAATGATGGTTATCAAACTATTAAGGAATTAGCTGATAAAGGAGTCGATAAGGAATTTTTAGTATGGTCATGGGATCCTAAGTTGGGTTTGTCAACACCAGTTTGGGCAAAGCAAGCAAGAAAAACAAGAACAGATCATTCTTGGAAAATTACGTTTAATAACGAAAAGCATATAATTGCAAGTTCCAATCATCGTCTAATGACGCAAAATGGCATATATGCAAAGGTTGAAGACTTGTCTGTTGGTGACTATGTAAAGGATTCAACTAAGGTTGTAAGATCTGAAATGGAAGCTGTTCGATATAAAAATAGGTGTAGTCATAAGATACCGGACGAAGATTTTATAAGACTTGCAATGCAAGAAAGTTCAAATAACTTACTTGGTTTTAAGAATTTTGTGGATCAATTATCAGATTTTGGTTTTCGTGGTGGAGATAGTCCGGCGTCAGACCTAGCGATGTTTCGTCGTCACTATGATTTTGAAAGTTTCAAATCCGATCCTTATCATGGATTTACTGAAATAGAGTGGACTGATGGTCTGGAAATTGTCTCTATTGAATATTATGGTGAGATCGACCTTTATGATCTAACTGTTGATGGGTATAAGAATTTCGCTACTGACTCTGCTATTTCCCATAATACACCTGAGATTGCGAGTGCAGTAGACATTTATGCTGATGAGACGGTGGCGAAGGATGACAAGGGAAGGTCACTACATATTCATTCAGAGAATCCAAAAATTAAAAAGATTTTGGATGAATTATTTTATGATACTTTGAACTTTGAATTTGTGAATAGGTCATGGGTTCGAAATTTGTGCAAGTATGGTGATCACATGCTTTTATTGGATGTAGCGCCAGGTTACGGAATTATCAACGCCCACCCAATCCCAGTAAATGAAATTGAAAGAGAAGAAGGATTTGATCCGAACAATCCATTTGCAGTTAGATTTAGATGGGTTACAGAAGGAAATCAGGTTCTTGAAAACTGGCAAGTGGCACATTTTCGTCTTTTAGGAAATGATACATTCTTACCATATGGTTCTTCTGTGTTGGAGCCTGCAAGACGTATTTGGAGACAGCTCGTTATGGCTGAGGATGCGATGCTTGTATATCGTGTCATTAGAAGCCCTGAGAGAAGAGTGTTTTATATTGATGTTGCAAATGCTCCACCGAATGATGTTCCTCAAATTATTGAGAATGCAAAAACGACACTTAAGTCACAAGAGGTTGTAGATAGTACAACAGGAAGAGTGGATCAGCGATATAATCCATGGAGTGTAGATATTGATTACTTTATTCCTGTACGTGGAGATCAGACAACAACAAGGATTGAGACATTGCCAGGTGGTGCGAACACCACAGCAATTGATGATGTTGAGTACATCCAGAGAAAGTTGTTCGCGGCACTAAAGGTTCCTAAGCCATATTTGGGGTTTGACGAAGGTCTTGGCTCTAAGGCTAACTTGGCTCAAGAAGATATTCGTTTTGCAAGATCTATTCAGCAAATTCAACAAGTTGTAATTGCTGAACTTAATAAGATTGCGGCTATTCACTTAGCATCAAGTGGGTTTGATGGGGAAGACTTAATTGATTTTAGTTTGAGTTTATCAAATCCTTCGACTATGGCTCAACAGCAGAAGCTAGAGCTTATTAGAACTAAACTAGAGATAGCTGGGACACGTCCAGAAGGCCTATTGTCGGACAGGTATTTCTATAAAGAAGTTTTTGATATGACAGATGACTATATTGAGAAGCTGGAAGAGGATCAGGTTAGAGAGCTTTTGAGAAAAGCTAAACTTGAAGACTTTGGAGGCGATGGTGATGGTGATGGTGGATTTGGTGGTGGAGGTGGCGGAGGCTTTGGCGGAGGCGGTGGAGGGTTCGGAGGAGACCTCGGAGGAGATGATTTTGGTGGAGACCTCGGAGGAGGACTTGAGGATGGAGGGGATGCTTTCGATCTTGGGGATGAAGGTGGTGACGAAGACGGTGGCGACGATGAAGGTGGGGATGAAGAGGATCTGTTTGCAGATGAGGGAGAGAAGGATGGAGAAGTTCTATCCGATGGTGAATTCTTTATATTGGGAGAGGATGAAGATGATGAGTCGTTTGAATTTACATCTGAAACTGAAGTTGGCGCATACGTCCCAGTGGTCAAGCAGAATCAATTGGCTAGATATAAGCATAATAATCGAAGACCTAGTAGAACGAAGGATCGAGGACCTAAGGGACTGAAGACACCAAACCCAGGAGACCCATTAAAGCACGATGATCCGCACTACAAGGATGTTTATGGAGATAGGGTATTCAAGGGAAGTCCGTTTAAATTGACTGATTCTGTTGAAAGATCGATGTCAAAGTTGGAAGATGTTGAAAATAAACATACTAGATTGAATATGCATATTCAAGATGCTCTGAAATCGCTTCCAAAAAGCATAAATATAAGTAAGGATTCAAAGAAAGTTCTTAGTAATCTTATAATAGAGTCAGATGAGGATGAATTCAAAATAACAGGAGATGACGAATAATGATAAGGCATAACAAAAAGAGAAATACTGGTCTTCTTTACGAATTCCTTGTTCAAACGATCTCTGACGCAATACTGGAAGAGAATGAGGATAAAAAGAAGGTGGCTCATTCAATTGTCAAAAGATGTTTTTCTAAAAATACAGAGTTGTTTAAGGAATTTCGACTTTTTCATTCATTATTTGCTCACACAGTAAAATCTGAGTCAGTAGCTGATTCTATTCTTGAGGCAGCAAAGCAAGCTTCTAGAAAGTATGATAAAAATAAACTTGATCATGAGAAGTCAATGCTTATAAGAAGCATTAATCATAAGATAAATGATAGAAAATTCTATGATAAAAGAATAAATGAGGGAGAGTATCGCATTTATGCAACTATCCAAACACTTCTTAATGAGTGGAGATCTGATGATGTTGAAGACATTGTAAAGGTAGCTCAATTTGAGCAGACATTGAAGGAGTGGTTACTTTCAGAAAAAAAAGTAACAATATTAGATGAAGAGGCAATCAGAAGCTCAGATCCTCTTGTTGAAAAACTGATGACAAAAAAGTTGAATGAGAAGTATAAGAACAATCTTACATCTGATCAAGCAAACCTTATTAAGTCTTATGTTTTTGAAAGTAATAAGGATTTAGTATCTGCTCATCTAAAAGGCATTAAGGATAACGCTCTTGACGAGATTGATTCTTACTTGCAAAAAAATGCTGGTAAGAATGTCTATTTAGAGAACAAGTTAGATAAAGCAAAAGAATTGATTTTGTCAGAAAATGCTGACGGGTTAGTTGACGATGAGAAAATCGAAAGATTTTTAGATATTGCAAAGCTAAAGTATGAGCTAACCAGCGGGAGAAGCTAATGGCGAATCTATTAAGAGAATATAACAATTTCGAATATGAAGTAATTAAAGAAGAGGTGGAGGGTGGTAAGTCAAAATTCATCATGAAGGGAGTACTTCAGCGTGCTGGGACTCTTAATCAAAATGGAAGAATCTATCCACGAGAAGTCTTGGAAAGGGAGTTGAGGAATTATCAAAAACTCATTCGTGAGAGACGCGCAATGGGAGCACTAGATCATACAGATAGTTCAATCATTGAGTTGAAGTCTGTTTCTCATATTGTAACTAAAGCCTATTTTGAAAAGGATGTTGTTTATGGAGAGGTTGAGATTCTACCCACGCCTCATGGTGAAACGCTAAAGAGATTAGTTGAGGCCAATGTTACTGTTGGGATTTCGTCTCGTGGAGTTGGAAGTACGGCTACAGACCATAATGGTTACAATATTGTACAGGATGACTTTCAGTTAATCTGTTGGGATTTCGTCTCAGAGCCATCAACCCCAGGTGCTTTCATGATGAAGGAAGGTATTGAAATATCAGATCAAGAATTGAAAAGATTCTTTAATGAATCAGATCGTATTGATAGAGCAGTAAACAATCTTTTTGAATGGGATAAACTAAAGGGAGGTAATCAATAATGGGATCATGGCCTTCACCCGGACTTAACTCCGTACAAGAATATCAAGTATCTGCAACCCCATGGGTTACAGGATCATTAGCTGTTGATGGAGCAAAAAAGATTGCATTACCAGCAGTTTCTCAATATTTCATTGTACAGAATAAGGGACCAGCAGATTTGAATGTTGGATTTACAGCAGATGGTGTTGAGATTACAAGCAATTTCTTCACCGTAGCATCTGGAACAGTCCAACGCTTTGATACAAGAGTTAGGGACATCTTTCTAGAATCGTCAGGGTCTACATCTATAGATGTATTTGCTGGTCTTACTAGTATTCCTGTTAGATTTTATCAACCATTAACTGGAGCATTGAGCGTTACTGGTTCTCAATACTTACCTGGAGTTTAAAATGAAAGCATCAGATTTTAGAGAATTAGTAAGAGAAACATTTTTATACCTTTTGGAGGAAGATGAGGAATTTCAGTTAGAGGTTTCGGATAAGTTACAAAAACTAGGAGTTTTATCGGAAGCGAAATATTCTAATATTCCTGATGATCCTGACTTATTAGAAAATCTAACATTATTGGCAGAAGGAAAAAGCCTCCAGATGTCAGTTGGTGGAAAGAAAATCAGGTCTCCAAAATTAAAAAATAAAAAAGATAGCAGAAAGTGGGCTAAAACTATTTATGAGAAATTTGGTGGAACATGGAATTCTTCATCATCACAATCAGGCAACTCAATGTTGAAAGAGGGAAGGAAAGGCGGAAGTGACACGTTAGAATTTGTTAATGCTATGATAGGTGGCAATAGTGGTACTAATGAAGATGGTGGTTCAAATATACGTTCAGCTGCGTCTTCACAAAATAGTGAACTATTGAGAGAGGCACTTAAGTCAATTCCAACAAGAATGAATTCGGCTATAGCATTCAATGAAGACAGAGATTCTTCTGAAGATATTGATATGTCTTCGATATTGGAAGATACTGCACGAACAACACTATTAAATCAACCGGCGTCACATAATCAAACGATGATGACACCCCCAGATGCCGCAAGCATGGTTGTTTCACAAAAGACACCTGACCAATTATTTGGTTCAGATATGGCAAATGGCACATGGGCTAAATTAGCATTTAGTGATATTGGCAAATAACGTTTAAGGAAGATATTTAAAGTTATAGGAGTTTCTATTATTATGGCAAGAGAAATTGGAATGAAAGAACTTAGCAAGGTTATTAACGAAGAGGTTGCTAAAGTTGATCAAGAATTAGAAAAAGTAGACGCGGAAGAGGTTGAAGCAGATGAATATGCTGACACACTTGCTCACCAAGTTGATTATGAGAAGGCATTGAAAATTAACCCAAAGGTTGATAGTGCAAAGATGCAAGAGATGAAGATGCAAGAGGCGAAAGCAATTAGGCTTGCAAAGGGTCTTCGAAAGAAGAGACTTGCACTTCAAGAGCAGGTTCGAGTAAAGAAAGAAAACGCTAAACTTAGATCAATAGTGAAAAAGCTTAGAACCAAAAAGTAAACCAATCACATATTTTAATCTGGGAGATTATATTAACATGGCAACAAACACAGTAGAGAATCCTACAACAAGAGGATTAGGAAAATCAGATACAGCATCATTGGCAGAGCAGTTTCCTGCAACACCAACTGATTTTGATCCAATAGCATTTATTGATGCTCTTTTGGATGGAATTGTTTCTGAAAACCCAATCTTAGGAACTTTTAGTATGGATTATGCAGGTGCTCCACAGATTGTAGATTTCGTACCGAATCCAACACCACCTGGACCAGGAGATACAAACTGGGCTAACAAGCCTCCAGCTCCAACAACAAACTTTCCGCCTGAACCATCTGGGTTCGGAAGTTCAACATCACCGATTGAAACCTCACCAAAGATTGCTGAGCAGAATTACGATGACTTGATACCAGGAAAGTCTTCAGCGACCCCATAACACCATTCCCTTTATAATGAAGGCAAAGCTCAGAACATTGTTCTGAGCTTTTTTTATTTGATAGTGTCTATAATACTTATATTTGTGAAGTATAGCCTCATAGAAGCTATTGCGATGGGTGGTTACGATGCCAAGAAAGGGCATGGTTACGACACTATTGATGGGAAAATGAACCCAAGACCGCAGCAAGATGGTTGGCCTTATGACCCATATGAGTTAGACGATCCAGCAGAATGGGGTGAGCATGGAGCTTTTGATAACTCCAAGACACTAGATAAGTTTACCTCTAAGACCAATAATGCTCCTGCAAAAGTTGACACTACCAAGGTTCGTGATCGTTCATCTTATGTGGATGGCGCTACACGAGGACTTTCTGACAACTTAGTTAGAAGTTACATTAAAATATATTTGAAAGAGTTAGGACCTATTAGTCTTCGTTCTCGATCATCAGCTACTAGTGGAGCAACCACTGATTGGGGTGAAAGAATTAAGAGGGGTGGAAAGCCTGGTTGGTCAACAGCTCCAGCCCTAAACTCAAAAGAAAGTCAAGAACCCGTATATTCATTAAAAGATCTAATGACGAAAAGAGAAGATAATTTAGATCGATATGACGGAGAAGTATCTGATATAGAAAATTTAGAAGCTATTTATAGTGAAGATTTTGAATAAAAATAGTCTTTATAGTGCTTTTAGAGATTTTTAGCTATAGCAGTACTATTTATTTTCAGAAATTAAGAAGGATCAATTAGTGTCTACATCACTTTATAAAGAAGTCTTAGCCGACGCAAAGCAACTGAGAGAGGTTGCTGAGCAAAATGCTACCAAATTAATTTTAGAGAAAGTTCAACCAAGAGTCAAACAGATGATTGAGAGAGAACTTTTGGAAGGGAACGATTCTGATTGCGATGATGACGAAGAAGACATCATGTACGATTCGGATGAAGAAAAGAAATCAGAAAAGGTTGAGGAGTCTGAGGTTGACGAAGTTGAACTAACTCGTGAATCTATTAGTGCTTTAGCAAAAATGGCAAACATGGATGCTGAGACTTATGGAGTTAAGGCTCTACGACTTTCTGAGAGATTAAAAACGCTTCGTAGTAATAAAAAGAATATTAGCGAAGTGGCTTATTGTGAAAAGCTTCGACAGCTTAAGACAGAAGCAGAAAAGACATATGGTGCCCTACAGGCCGACAGTAAAAGGAATATCGTACCAAAAGATACCTGTCGCATTATTGAAGGGAAATTAGAAGAAGTCTATAAGGCTACGAATACACTATATGTCCCAACTAAGGTACGACTAATCGAAAGAAAATACAATTTGATCAATAAGAAGTCTCAACAATTCAAGTTAGTTGTTGAGAACTATGATTTAACGAACAAAGCAAAAAAAACATTTGTGAAGGAATGTTCTTCTTTCATTAGAGAAGCAAGAACACTAAAAAAGTCATTATCAAAATTGCAGGAGTTTGCTGAAGAAAATAAGCTAAACAAATTTGCAACTAAGATGGATGTACTTGTAAGGGAGATTTATACGATGGCAAAAAAGCACGGCGCACTTAATGAAGAAGAACTAAAACTCGTTATTCGAGGACTAGACCCAGCAGACCCAGAAGGTTCAGAGCTTTCTGTTGAAGCAGAACCAGAAGACGGTATGGACGATGGTCTTGAAGGCGATGACATGGGCATGGATGACATGGATATGGACGATGGAATGGACGACATGGGAATGGACGACGGCATGGATGACATGGATGGCGGACTTGAAGATGACGATCTTGAACTAGAGATGGAACTAGGTGAAGGTGAGCTTTCTGAAGAAGAGATCTCTGAATTGCTTGGCGGTTCATCTTACAGAGCAGGCGGTGGCCGAGGTCGCGGTTCACGCGCAGCAGCTCGACAAGCAAGAGCAAAGGCATCTGCACAAGCTCCAAAGCAACAAGCTCCTGTTGAAGAGCCTGAAGAGGAAGAGAGGCAGGATGAAATGCTTCAAATCTCTGAAGAGATGCTTAAGAGAGAGCTTATGAGCCTTCGTAAGCGAAGAGCAGCTATGAACGAAGAAGACTTAAGTAAGCAAGGTGGACATGGCCCAGGTAAGGGTGATGACGACTTTGGTGGCGGAAAATTTGATGGAGAATCATTTGTTGATGGAGAAGATCTTAATACACTTGACCCAGCAGGAAGCAACGCTCTTACGGAAGAAGAAGATGATGATGAGAAGTCAGAAATGTACGAAGGTGCAGTTCGAATGAATCGTCGTCTTGCAGAAACTTTGAAGCAGTACAAATCTGCTCTATCAAAGCAAAAAAGAAAACTAACTGAGACACAAAGAGAACTTAGTAAAACCAATTTATTCAATGCTAAGTTAGTGCACGCAAATCGCCTCCTACAAACAGAGGGACTATCAGGAAAGCAGAGAGCAACGATAATCGAAGCTCTAGATGATGCCAAATCTGTAAGGGATGTGAAAAAACTATACTCAGCCTTAAGTGAAGCACTTCAGGGTAAAAAGAGTGATAACAAATTAACTGAAAGCAAGGGAAGAGCATTACTAGCCGGATCTTCACCTGCCACCAAGTCAGGCTCCAAGTCATTGAATGAGTCTGAAACAAAAGAATTTCATCGTTGGGGCCAGCTCGCTGGAATGAACGACTAAAGGAATAGGCTAAATAGGATAAAAAGAGGATTATAAAATCATGTCTACATTTTCATTAGATACATTAACAGAGGACATTAGGTCACGTCACCTAGGACACGAAGCAAAACGCTTGTCCAGTAAGTGGCACGAAACTGGCCTATTGCGTGGCCTTGGTGGCTACGACAAAGAGAATATGGCTCGAATGCTTGAAAACCAAGCAGCAGAGATTCTTCGTGAGTCCAGCAGCCTATCAACAGGTGGAGCCGCACTAACCAGCAGTGGTCAAGTTCGTGGTTTCTCCAACGTAGCGTTCCCAATCGTTCGCCGCGTGTTTGGTGGTCTTGTTGCTAACGAGTTGATCTCGATTCAGCCAATGAGCTTACCAGCTGGTTTGCTATTCTACCTAGATTACACCTATGGCAACAATGTCGGTGGTGCTGCAAGCGATACTGCATCCATTTACAAGAGTGGTGAATCACTATACAACAACCCAACTGGGGCTGGAGTACGTTCTGGTTCAACTGCAACGGGTGGACAGTATGACTTAGTAGGTCACGGATACACCAAGGTACATGCATCTGCTGCATCTATTGGCACACTTGAAACACAGAAAATTGGTGTATTCGATGGTGTTGGTGGGTTTGTTTCTGGTAGTACTGTTGCTAGCTTAAGCGAAATGACTGGTTCCAGCGCACGTTGGGCTCATTTCGACCCTCAGCTTGAGACTGATGTCTCTGACAACGCACTAGATTACTGCTTCGCATTCTTACCGATTGCAAACATCACAGGTGCCTTGGCAACTGCTGACCTTCAGCAAGTTAGCCAAATTGCCATTAGCTCCTTTGGAACGCCAAACAACGCTGTTCCATGGGGAGAAGCATATCAGGGTGGTCAAGGCATTCTCAATCTACGTAGATTGAACATGCGTGGTAACTTTACGCCTTCAAGCGGATTGTTCCAGCCTGACATCAATGGTGATCACATCGCTACAGTCATTCGCCTAACTAATGGCGGAGCTGTACCAACTGGTGCTGTTACTATTAGTGCTGCTGTTTCTGACTCACTAGATGTTGGTGGAACCGATGGTGATACTCTTACCGTCCCATCATTCGAGTCAGACTTCGCTGCTACGCCCTCCCCTGCAATCCCAGAGATTGATATCAAGATTGAGCAAATCAGTGTTGTTGCTACAACTCGTAAGTTGCGCGCGCGTTGGTCCCCTGAGCTTGCTCAAGACCTTAACGCATTCCACAGCTTGGATGCCGAGGTTGAGCTTACAAAGATTCTATCTGAGCAAGTTGCATTGGACATCGATAGAGAAGTTCTTAATGACCTTCTTATGGAAGCGAACGGTGCTAACTACTACTGGTCACGTGCTCCAGGTAGGTTTGTAAATAAGAGAACTGGTTTACCAGTAGATCTTCGAAGCACACTTTCCACTGGACCTCAGTTCACTGGTACGGTTAGAGAGTGGTACGAAACTCTTATTGAGACCATTTGTGACGTTGCAAATGAGATTCACAAGAAGACTCTTCGTGGCTCCGCTAACTTCTGTGTCATCGGTCCTGATGTTGCAACAATCATTGAGCAAACAGCAATGTACAAGGCTCAATACAAGATTGATGGAAACGGACAGATCTCTAACCCAATGACTGTTGGTGCTGAGAATATTGGACAGGTTGCTAACCGATTCACTCTATACAAAGATCCTTACTTCCCACGAAATAAGATCCTTGTTGGATTCAAGGGCGGAAACTACCTTGAGACTGGATACGTCTACGCACCATACGTACCACTTATCGTTACTCCAACTATCTTTGCGCCAGAAGATTTTACACCACGTAAGGGTGTAATGACTCGCTATGGCAAGAAGATGGTCAGAAGCGACTTCTACGGAACCATCACGGTTCTTGACCTCAACGTAATCTAGTATTACTTTTGGATTAGAAAAGGCTCCTTTTGGGAGCCTTTTTTTTTATTTCTAGATTTTCTCTGGAATATTATCCGTTTCAATTTTCAGGAGAACAGCTTCAAACAAGAATTCAAGAAGCGGGTCTTTTGCGAACAATTTCCCGTGAGAAATTCCAATCTTCAATTCGTGGAAAATATCCGAATGATGCTGACCTGATTCAATACCCAGTTGAAACTTTAAGTCTCCAACGCTCTTGATTGGCTTGTTCACAATTTAGTGTAACACGCTAGCAAGCTCGCTGTCAAGCTTTCATTCTTATGAAACGCCGCCATCTGCGCCATAAGGAGATCTGAAAGGAAACTCTAGGTATGAACCATATTTATAGCATGTCCTTGCTAAGGGAATATATTCAAAATCTTATAACAGAGAAGATTGAAACGGATCAGCCCTCTACTATGATTGCGATCTACCCAACAGATGATGCAATAAAACAAATCGTAAAATTTAGAAATACACTAGATATACCATCAGATGTTCGAGTTATCCCACCAGAAGAGTTGCATTGTACAATAAGGTATTGGAAGGGAGACAGGAAGCTAGAAGACATACTGCCATTTGTAAACTCATTAGAGTCTAAGTCAATTTCTGCCAAAGCAACAAAGTTGGAGGCATTGGGAGATTCCATTGTAATTTTGCTTGATAGTAAAGAATTAAACTCTCTTTTTTCCAAAATTGACAATGGTATACAGAAGCATGGAATTCCACCTTCAGACTTCCCAGACTACAAGGCTCACATATCTTTATATGGTGGAGATAAGGCTCAAGAAGTACCAAGTAAAAAGATTCCATTTGATACTCTGTCATTAGATGGTGTCAAAATGGTAAATGAAGATGATGAAGTGTTCTGGTCGAGCTTATAATGATACTGTAGCCTTCTATATTATATTTTTATAGCGTTTTAGGAAACGCGCAGGGCAAACGAACGTATCTTTTCAAATTTGGTATTATATCTTTATGAGGCTCGACAGCATTGTTCAAGATATAAGCTCGAAATATTTTATTGACTACTTTAAGTCTGGGATGGTTCGCAGTAAGAAATCAAAAGTAAAAGTAACAATTGAAGATTATCATAAAAAGCTTATATATGACTTTGAGAATCAGTCAAGACCAAGTTTTGTAGTAAAAGCTAGAATGATTGGAGTAACAACTCTTCTTTCTTTTTATGCAAGTTGGATTGCCAAGTCAGGAAAAAGTGTACTATATGTTACAACTAGTCATGATTATGGAGAATTGTTTATAAAAAAATGTTTTCTTTCTTGTGATAGCACAAACACTTTAACTACATCAAGAGGTGGTTGGCCTGGTGAAATAATGTTTGTTGGAGGTGGCAAAATAAAAGCTGTTTCATCTGAAACTCTGGTCCACGGGGAAAGATTTGACTTAATTATTGTCGAAGAAGCAGATTTTATGTCTAACTTATCAAAAGCAATATCTTGTCTCTCTCCATGTTTAGTGGGCAATGGTAAGCTTATAGTTAGTTCTACACCTAATTCAAAAAATAAAAAATCTTTCTTTAGAGAAATGGTTGAAAAACATAGAATTTGTTTACCATATCATGTAAGTCGTCTTGGAAGAAAGAAAAGTGATGGCAGTCGACACCCGTTTGCAAACAGTGAGAGTTTTTGGTTTTATGAGAGAACTAGGTATTTGCCCATAGAGCAAATTAGGACCGATTTTTTAGCTAGGTTTCCAAATTAGAGAGTGATAATGTTATGAAAAAATGTATAGAATGTAAGGGTGCTGGAAGTCACAATCTATTGACTTCTAAAGTTGACTGCAAAATTTGTGATGGTTCTGGTACAGAATCAATTGATATCGCTTATTTTCGAAAAAAGCTATTTTCAGCAATAAGGGTTCCAGAGCCGTACCTTTCTAAATCAACTCAAGAATGGGAAAGTGATGCAAAAACTATTAGAGATACAATAGTCACAGGATTGAATAAGAAGATTAAAGAGATTTCTAATAAGTCTTCTAGATCATCCATATTGTCTGAATTAGAGTCTGAATTTCATAAAATAAAATGTAGATTGAGTGATGATGGTTTTCCAATAGATTACAGGACTTCAGTACGAGCTAAATTTGGTAGCGATAACATGGTTGATATCCACTATTCTATATTGGACCTAAATTCTGAATCCGTTTACGAGGACTTGAGTTTAGATACGGGAACTACACCAACTAGAATTGAGAACAAAATTATTACAAACAATATTGAAAAAAACATTGTAATAACCACAGAATCTGGTGAGGGAATTACTATCAAAGCTGATGGAAGTGTAGACTTTAGTGAAGGATTGAATATAGATCAGGCTTCGAAAATATTCTATAAAGAAGTGGCGAAATGGTTTAGGCGTGATCTATGGAGTAAAGTCTAGAGTGCTATTTATCCACTTTTAAATGTTCTTTCCATATTTACTATGGTAATGGCATTTCTAGATGTACTCAACCCAACACCATTTGGAATATTTGATTCAGACACAACATTTCAGTCTGAAGCAGATAGTATGGTCCTGTTTGTAAAGAGGACCTTGGGTGGAGATGTTTTATCTGTAGAGCTTCCAAGTAAGACTATATGGACAGCCTTTGAGCAGGCCGTATTAGCCTGGGGCGCGATCATCAATGAGTTTGATGCTAAATCAAATATTCCAAATGTATTAGGTCAGCCAACTGGTTCAGACATACAAAACCTATACCCCAGAGAAACATTAGAATTTCTACTTCGTCAAGCCGAACCATATGCAATGGAGGCCTCATATAGTGGATATCAAGATCAGGCATCTGGATCCATCTCACTTGAAAGGGGTCGCCAAGACTATAATCTTAGGACCGAACTTAAAGACGGAAATGGAACGCCATTGTTTGATTTGGCTCCATCTGGAAGTGTTGGCAGAATGAGGGTAACGGAAGTTTTTCATTTTTCACCATCTATTGCTTTTAGATTTTTTGATTCGACATCAGCAATTAACTTTTTGAATAATGAGTTCAATTTTGAATCGTTCACGCCTGAAACAATTTTCTACATGCTTCCTGTTTTTGAAGATATTCTTAGACAGGGACAGTTGCAACTTTCTGAAAGGGTAAGGCGCTCAAATTACAGTTATCGTATTGTTGGACAAATGCTTAGAATCTACCCTGTCCCAACTGCGAACAGGGACAATCCCAGAAAGCTATTTATTCGAGTCGCTTATGCTGGAGATCCATATAACTTTAATACTAATGCTTTGGGTTCTGGTCAGGATGATACGGTCAATGGAATTTCTGGTCTTTCAAATATTCCGTATGGAAATATCGACTACAGTACAATAAATGCTGTCGGTCAACAGTGGGTGAGAGATTACACACTAGCTTTATGTATGATTTCTTTAGGTTTCATCAGAGGTAAGGTAAGAAATATACCTGTTCCAAACTCTGATGTTCAATTGAATTATGATGATCTTTTGACGAGAGGTTATGAAGACAAGGAAAGGTTGATTACTCAATTGAGAGATCAACTTGAGAACTTCTTATATTACAACTTAGTTGAGCAGCAGGCTAACAAGTCAGAAAATATAATGAGACAGCTACGTGGGATCCCTATGCCGTCAGGAAAGTTTATTATTCCTGGCTAATTAAATAGATTGTATTTATCTATCATAATTAAGTTATATGCCTAGACTTTTCATAGGTCCGCGAGAGATGGACTTCTTTAATGATACTGCTAAAGAGATCACTAAAGACATAGTTGGACAAAAGATTTACTATTATGAGATATCTTTTGATAAGACAAAAGTGCATCCTGTTTACGAAGAATCTATGAAAAAGGTTTTCGAAAAACCTATAGAAATTAGCTGCATAGTTGATTGGCAACCACCAGAGGTTAGTACTTCTAGGTTTGGGCAAGACTATAAGGCAAAGATCAATGTTTACATTCAGTCAAGAGATCTTACTCAGAAAGAAATACAGATAAAAGATGGTTCCTTCTTTTCTTATGGTTCACAATTTTTTGAAATAACAAGCGTCGAAAATTACAAAAAGATTTATGGACAAGTTGAGTATGATAGTGGAATTTTGGTTGTAGGAATTCAAACAAGAAAGGACGTATTCTCATCTGAGCCTTTGGGTCCAACATCGGAAGCTGTTGCAAATGATGAAGGTATACAAGAAACGTTTGTTCAACAGAGAGGCTTTGAGAACAATCAGGAAGGACCGACAGGGGATACTCGTGATTTAGTTAAGAAGGGTGTATTGGATGCTCCTTTACCATCTGAGCCTGCTGAGGTCTCTAAAAGAGGAACAACTGGAAAAGTTGGAAATGGTTTTTATGGAGAAGGCGACTCATAATAGATAGTTATACTTATGTCGACTCAGAAAGGACAATCTAATAAGCCATCAGGCCACCGAATTCCTTCTGGGTATGAGGGTAGCAATATCCCAACGGATTTCCACATTCCATCAGTAGGAATCGCTGATGTTGATGGAGCTATGTTTAATTTGTTTGATAGAGATAATCAAATATATGTTCTTTCTTTAGATGACGAAAGTTCCGAAAAATACGATAAAAAAGTTCCAGTTGTTTATGCAACAGGAGAAAGGTTCGCATTGAGAGAGAGAAGAAATCCAATTAGAGATAAGAATGGTGCATTAATTTTACCTATTATTTCGATTAGAAGAACAGCTCTAAATCAAGCTAAAGAAAATATGGGATCTGCTATAGGCCAGGATACTGGTGACTATGTTATAAAGAAAAGAATTTCTAAAAAAGATCCTCAATATAAAAATCTATTAAATAAAAAAGGGTTGAAAAATCAAGACAATGTTGCTTCTGTTAGTAACTTCTTGAACCCTAGCCTTGAAAGTGGAAATCTTCCAAATACTGTTGCTTCAAGAAGAGACAAGTACAATGGATCAGGTGACGACAGGCTTAGTATAGATTTAAACAATACAATATATGAAATAATAACTATCCCATTCCCAATAAGGTTTACGGCTAGTTATGAAGTGGTTATTTGGTCTTCTTATCAGGAACAAATGCTACAAATATTAGAAAAGATTATGACAAACTACGATGGTCAAGGAAAAACTTATCGATTAGAAACAGATAAGGGCTATTGGTTTGTTGCATATTTTGAAGACGATATTGAGTCTCAAGATAATTCTGAAGATTTTACTGATGATGAACGTGTTCATAAATACGTGTTCAATGTCAAGGTCCCAGCATATATGCTAGCTAATAAAAATGGAGGAGATATGGTTCCATTTAGAAGATATCTCTCATCTCCACAAATATCATTCGGAATAGTAGATGGTTTGTTTGAAACAAAACCCGATACAAATGCACGTTCTGGTAATCCTGATGATTTTATATTAGACAACATAGAGAACCTAGATAAGGAAGGAATGCCTATAAAAAGGCTAGATGACATACTCAAAAGAGAAGTTATATCCGATCCTTTCTCAGGCGAAGATGAGGAAGTATTTGTACGCGTAAAACGAAGAAATGCTAGAGCTGGAGAAACAACAATAAGCGCCAGAAGACTCCTAGATATTGAAATTCCATGATTTATCTAGGTCTTAATAACGGCGTTGTTTTGAGTGTGGGCGAACTACTTATTATTAGTGTAAAACCCCTCTCTTTTGGGTTAGGAGCAAGCAATGGCTGAGCAAACATTTTTATCACCAGTATTCGTTGGAAGAGAGATTGATCTTACTGCTCGACAAGAAGGACCAGTTGGGACACCAGCAGGTATTGTTGGCACAGCAGAAAGGGGTCCAGCTTTCGTCCCAGTAACTTTGGGATCATTCCCAGACTTTGAAACAAGATTTGGAACTTTGAACCCAAATCATCCCGCAACTTACGCATTACAGAAGTTTCTTGACAACAAGACTGCTGCTACATTTATGCGAGTATTGGGCGCAGGCGCAAATGATACAACCGACCACATTGAAACTACAAGATTGACTGGACAAGTCAATAGTGCCGGTTTTGTTATTGAAGGAACATCTGTACCATCTGATGGTCGACATGTTGGAGCTGTTCAGTTCCTTGTAGCTAAACATGAAATTCAAGCTAATGAAACTATTGGAATGCCAGTATTTACTGACAACGATAGCTTTACGTCTACGACTACATCAGACGATGCATATATCGTCAGAGCAGCGTTATTTAGCACAAGTGGCTCAAGAGTCATGATTCTAGATGGTGATGAAGCTGAGCCTTCTGACTATACCACAATCAATGATGTTGCCTCACTAGATAGTTCAAACAACTTTAAGATAGTCATCAATGCTGATGTTGGAACAACCGTGTTCACAGCGTCAATGAATCCAGAAAGTTCAAACTACATTGGAAAGATTTTAAATAAGAACCCAGACAGATTTGGAACACTTAATCATCTTCTATATCTGGACTATGCTGTTGATGATGAGATTGCAACGGTATCCTCTGATGCAAACTCAATTGGTATTCTTTCAGGTTCCACAAATACGTCATCAACATCTGGTGATACTAGCATGCTTTTCAGAAATGCTTTTGGTAGATTTGACACAAGATATTCCGTATCTAAAACTACAAAGTTTATTTCTCAACCATTCGGCGCAGCTGAATATGACTTGTTTCATTTTGAAGCTCTAGATGACGGCGCATACCCAAATACTAAAGTAAAGATTTCTATTGCAAATCTTCGTGCAAGCACAGATCCAGCAAACCCTTATGGTGTATTTGAGGTAAGAGTACGAGCGTGGGACGACACAGATCAAGATCCTCAAATCCTTGAAAGGTTTCCAGGATGCACATTAGATCCTAGAAGCGATGACTATATCTCTGCCAAGGTTGGAGATAGAAAAGTAAACTACATGTTTGATGCTGATTCCGAAGACGAACGTCGTCTTGTGGATGAGGGAAGATATCCTAACAGATCATCTTACATTAGAGTTGTTGTTCAAGAATCTGTAGATCGCAGACTTGTTCCACCAAGATCCCTTCCATTTGGATTCAGAGGAATTGAAGCTCTAAAGACAAACGACACACTTACAGATAATGCTCTAGCCCAAGCCAACATTAGGTTGAATGGATCTGGTAGTGTTGATGGCCTTAGTGGTTCAATTGTTCCACCGCTTCCTTATCGTTTCAAAGTTACTCGTGGAGAGATTTCATCAACAGGATTCGCAGGAAATCCTGGTGTTTCTGAAGAGACAGATGGTCGACTTTACTGGGGTTCAAAACTAGAAAGAAATAAACTTCCTCTCAACTCAAATGTAACCAAAGAAAAGAGTGCTCTTGCAACAGCTTATAGCAAAATGCAAGGATTGTCCAAACTAGATGTCCTAGTTACTGGATCCAACTCTGACTCATTCAATGGTCACAAGTTCACATTGGCACGTGTTGCATTCAGCAACGGTTCCGTAACTGAACTAACAGGAACTGTTGAAGAGCACATGAGAGAAGCTGCTTATATTCGTAATGGTAACCCAGACTCAACTGAGTACAAGGTTTCTGATGGTGTATTGTCATCACGAATAACGTTGGGAACATTGGTAAACCTAACGTCTTCTGTAGACTTCAATAGATTTCAAATTTACACTAAGTTTACCAACATTATGCATGGCGGATTTGATGGTCTAAACATTCTTGATACAAATGCTTCAAGAATGAATGATAAGGCTTCCTCATCTGATGTTGGTGGTGGAGCTGAAGAAGGTTACTTGTCACCAGGATTGGCAGTAAACCCAGCTGGTAAAGGTAAGGAAAACAATGCAGTATTCTCATATAGAACAGCTGCAAGGATCATGACCGATCCATTAACGATCTCTTCAAATGGATCAGGAATCCCATCAATTAACTTGTTGGCGCTACCTGGAATCAAAGATTCATTCATTACAGATTTCGTATCAATAGAAACAAAAAAATATCAGTTAGCAATGTACGTTATGGACATTCCTGGCTACGATGATTCAGGTAATCGCTTATTTTCAGATAGTGCTGAGCGTCCTGATGTTCGTAAAACTTCAGAGAAATTTGATTCAAGAGCTATTGACAACAACTATGTTGCCACATACTTCCCAGACATTACTATTCAAGATGATGTAAACAATAGAAGAGTAAAGGTTCCTTCAAGTGTTGCTGCTTTAGCTGCCCTAGGATTCAATGATAGAGTTGGATTCCCATGGTTTGCACCAGCAGGATTCAATAGAGGATCATTGCGATTCGTATCAAATACTGAAGTTAGATTGTCAACACCAGATAGAGACACCTTGTATGAAGCAAGAATCAATCCTATTGCAAACTTTCCTAATGAGGGATTTGTAATCTTTGGACAGAAGAACTTGCAACAAGCTAGAAGTGCTCTCGATCGAGTAAATGTTCGCAGACTTCTTTTGGAAATCAAAAGGATCGTTTCAAATATCGCAAAAGGTCTTGTTTTCGAGCAAGTCAATACAACTACACGTGGAAGATTTGTAAGCAAAGTTGTTCCGCAACTTGGTCTAATCCAAGCACAGTCAGGTATTGAAAGGTTCGATGTCATCATGGATGAGCGTAATAACTCACTAAAAGATGAGGAGCAGAACAGAATGATTGGACGTGTCGTTGTCGTTCCAACCAAGACTGTTGAGATTATTGCGGTAGACTTCGTAGTAACAAATGCTGGTGTAAGCTTTGATACTTAGTAAAAGTATTTTTTCCCAAGCTATCTATTTATCATAGGAATATTAGGAGACTCCAATGACAGCATTAACATTCAAAAGCGCAGGTGTAAGCCTAACAGAAATCGATCTTAGCGGACCTACAACAACAGGTCCAACAGGCACACCAGCCGGAATCATTGGTACAGCTACTCGTGGACCAGCATTTGTTCCTATAACAGTTGGAAACCTTCAAAACTTTGAAGTACTATTCGGACCATCTGATGGTGAAAAGTTTGGTATTATGGCAGGTAATGAGTGGCTAACCAATGCCACCGCACTAACTTACTTACGCGTATTAGGCGTTGGTAAAGGAGAAAGAAGAACATTAACTGGAAACAATCTTGGAACTGTTGAGTCAGCAGGATTTGTTGTTGGCGAGCAGCAACCATTAAGTAATGGTAACTTTGGCCACAATTCAAATGCTGTAGTTTCAGGAGACCCTGGTAGAACATATTTCTTAGGATGCTTTATGAGTCAGTCAGCTGGTTCAACAGTGTTTTCTGACGCTAGTATTCAATCTGGTCCTGGAGCCCATCCGATACTTCGTGGAGTCATCCTAGCAGCTTCTGGTGTTATTCCGTTGATGTCATCAAGTATTTCTGGTAGTGACGCCCCGTCTTCCACATTGGCTGGTATAACAGGAGCAGATCATCTTCAAGGTGGCCTTACCGGCTCCGTAACACTACTTTCAAACGGAACATCAAAACAAGAATTTACCCTTCTCCTTAATGGACACAAGGGCTCCGATGCATCTTACCCAAATGTTTTGACAGCATCATTTGATCCAACTGCTCCAAATTATTTTGGAAACATCTTTAATGCGGATCCATTCAAGTTACAAGATGCTGGATACCTTCTGTACACTCACTATGACATAAGCCCAGCGCTTGCTGTAGTTACTGGTACGAATATCGTTACAGTTGAAAATAATAGCATTCAAGAATGTGCATTCATTACTACTGGTTCACAGGCTAGAAATCTAGGTTCTCCAATAGCTCCAAACTACGAGAACTTTGAAGATAGATATAGTGAGCCAAAAAGCACGTATGTTATATCTCAAAGATTCGGTGGTTCACCAAAGAACTTGTTCCGTATTCTTGGATTCTCTGATGGTGCTGGAGATGCACAAAAGTTCAAGTTGTCGATTGAGAACATTTCTCCGTCACAATCAGAACAAGATAAGTTTGGTACATTTGACCTAATCGTTCGTGATATAAATGATAACGATGACAACAAGTCTGTCTTGGAATCATACAGAGGACTATCCTTAAATCCAAGTGATGAAAGATTCATTGCTAAAGCGATTGGTGATCAGAATACTTTCTTTGAATTTGATAGAGCAACTGCTTCACAGAAGATTGTTGTTGAAGGAAACTATCCAAATGTTTCTGGTAGAATTAGAGTAGAAGTTACAAACGAAGTTCTTAATGGAGACATTGAAGAAACTGCGATGCCAGCTGGTTTTCGTGGAAAGTTCCACCTTGTAACTTCTGGTACAGGTCCACTTACAACTCTTTCAAATTCCGATATTCTTAAAAGAGTAGTTGAGCCACCAATGCCATTTAGGCAGAACTTGGCTATTGGAGTTGTTCCTAAAAAGGTTGCTAATAAGAACCTTTATTGGGGCGTTCAATTCGAACAACAAATATCAACAGTTGAGTACAACAAAAGCTTGACTCCTGAAAAAACAGTAAGAAGTTTTTCAAAATACTTCCCTGACTTTATGACATCTCATCAAAACTTCTCTGTCGGAGATAATGAAGGAACAGCGTTCTCTTCAGCTCTAGGAAAACTTGATGCTGACGTATTCAATAACAATATTTTCAGTCTTGAAAACATTCAGGTTGTTACATCATCTACTGGGAAAGCTGACTTGAAAACAATTACAGACTGGTCTTATGTTAGAACTGGAAACATTGTTGCTAACCCAACAAATAAGACTCGTGGATTCAACTTAGATACAGATCTTTCACTATTAGGTGTTCGATCATTGGCTAAGTTCACACTTCCTCTTCAGGGAGGATTTGATGGTGTCAACATATTCAATAGAAATGAGGCGGACCTAAGCAATAGGGCGATTGTTGAAGAAATGAACTTCACAGCTCGTGGCCAAGATGAAGGTCCTACTGTTCGTTCAGTTAGAGCTGGTCTAGACATCATGGGTCTCACCTCAGAGGTTGACGTAAATGTATTAGCGATTCCTGGCATTAGACACTCAGTCATCACAGATGCAGCCATAGTCGTTGTTGAAAATAGGTTTGACGCTATATACATCATGGATCTTGAAGAGAGAGATACTGTCAATACAGTTGTTACATCATCTCTTCAAGATGTCAATGTACAAAACACTGTAAATAGTTTTGCAGCAAGAGCATTAGACTCAAGTTTTGCAGCAGCATACTTCCCAGACTTGATCATTCAAGATCAGGCAACAAGCACGAATGTTCGTGTACCACCTTCTGTTGGTGTTATTGGGGCGTTTGCTCTAAATGATGCTGTATCATTCCCATGGTTTGCACCAGCAGGATTTACTCGTGGAGTAATGGGTCATGTTGTTCAGACAGCTGTTTCTCTAAATGAAAACAATATTGATAATCTGTATGAGGCAGACATCAACCCAATCTTAGCATTCCCTGGTGGTCCTGGGGTTACAGTTTGGGGTCAAAAGACATTGCTTGCAGCTCAGTCTGCACTTGATCGAGTAAATGTTCGTAGACTTCTTCTTGAACTTCGTAGAAGAGTTAAGCGAATTGGTAGAAACTTCCTATTCGAACCAAATAGAGAGGATACTCTTAATAGATTCTCTTCTCGGGTCAACCCATTGTTGCAAAGAGTACAGGAGCAACAGGGTGTTGAGAGGTATCGTGTAAGAATCGATACAAGCACAACCACACAAGCCGATATTGATAACAACACAATTCGTGGAGTAATCTTTATCCAACCAACGAGAACAGCCGAGTTCATTCAACTTGATTTCGTTGTTACAAATAACGGAGTTACAGTATAAAATTAACTAAATGATCTATTTAGTTAGTAAGTAAGGAGAATTTATTATGCCAGAAGTCCTTGAAGTCCAAGATATGCTTGCTAATACCTTTGAACCGAAGCGAAAGTTTCGTTGGTTATTAGCGATTGAAGGTATTGACGCATTCCTATTAAAGGATACGGCAAGACCGACATTTAGCACAGAAGAGTTTACAATAAACTACATTAATGCAACTCGCTATCTTGCGAGCAAATACACATTCGGAGAACTAAGTGTGTCTCTCCATGACGCGATTGCACCATCTGGTGCACAACAGGTTATGGAATGGATTCGATTAGCTCACGAACATGTCACTCAGCGTGCAGGTTATGCTGATTTTTACAAACGAGATATTCAACTTAAGATGCTTGATCCGTTTGGTGCTGTTGTCGAGCTTTGGGACATCAAAGGTGCTTTCATCAAAGAAGCTAACTTTGGAGAACTAGCTTATGACAATATGGAAAGTGCAGATATTGCATTGACGATTAAATTTGACTTGGCCGTCCTTCAATATTAAATCATAACCTTAATAAAGCACCAT